ATAACAGAAATAGTATTATTCCCATAAATATGTAAATTTTTTAATCCAATAATATTGGGTATAACAGAAATAGTATTATATCCATCAATATATAATTTTTTTAATCCAATAATATTGGGTATAACAGAAATAGTATTATATCCATAAATACATAATTCTTGTAATCCAATAATATTGGGTATAACAGAAATAGTATTATCCCCATAAATATATAATTTTTTTAATCCAATAATATTGGGTATAACAGAAATAGTATTATCTCCATCAATATATAATTCTTGCAATCCAATAATATTGGGTATAACAGAAATAGTATTATCCCCATAAATATATAATTCTTGTAATCCAATAATATTGGGTATAACAGAAATAGTATTATATCCATAAATACATAATTTTTTTAATCCGATAATATTGGGTATAACAGAAATAGTATTATTTCCATCAATACGTAATTTTTTTAATCCAATAATATTGGGTATAACAGAAATAGTATTATATCCATCAATATATAATTTTTGTAATCCAATAATATTGGGTATAACAGAAATAGTATTATATCCATAAATACGTAATTTTTTTAATCCAATAATATTGGGTATAACAGAAATAGTATTATTTCCATAAATACGTAAATTTAAGATATTTGGAGTATATGGTATGAATTCAATCGAATCATAAATAATATAATTATGAAAATATCGACATATTGTAAATTTATTAAGAATTACGTACTCAAATATTTCGTATATTATAACATCTTCTGGTAAATCAGATAAATTCATTTTAATATTACATTAGTAAATAAAATCGATTTTTATTGTAGATAATTATTTTTTCGGGAGCTTTAAAGAATTGAAAGTGATAATCAGTTTCTGTGCCGATAATGTTATTTTTGTAATTTAGATATAATTGCATAGTGTAAGTTTAAAAAAATGTATATATAATCGAGTTTGTTTGATCAGGAATAAATATAATCGATTTTATTAAGTTAATATTTAGATGAATTGAATATAATGTATTATGAAAGTCTTATTGTTGTGTGTATTTATTTCAATAAATATAATGCTGTGAAACTTCTATTAAGTGATGATAGAGTTAGTCTAAAAGATGGTTCGTGTATGAATTTGGCAATTCGATATAATAGATATTCTATTGTAAAACTATTATTAACTGATTTAAGAGTAACTCCTATATGTGTGTTTTATAACCGACATATTTTAAAGCTAATGTTAAAAGATATAAGAATGTGTCCGATGGATGAGAATTATTGGCTTGAAACTGATGAGAAAAAAATAGATGAATTAATCGAATTATTATTATGTGATATAAGATTCGATCCACAGATACTATTTCAGATAGCTTGTCAGCAAGGACATACAAGTACAGTACGATTATTATTAAACGATCCGAGGGTAGACCCCACAGCAGATAATAATATTGCGATAGGATTAGCAAGTGAATATGGACATAAAAAAATAGTTAAACTACTATTAAAGAACAATAAAGTAAATCCTTGTGATAATGATCACTATGCATTACATTATGCTGCATATTATGGACACACAGATGTACTATTATTACTTTTAAATGATCTGAGAGTAATTAATTCGGATTTGTATAAATTAATTTAAAAAAAGAATAATTATTCCAATGAAGAAATACTTCCGATAAATTCCATATTTCCATGTAAAGTATTATCTATAAAAATTGGATATACGATTCTTCTTTTTTTACAGATTTGTTTAATAGTATATGTCGCAATTATGGTAATACAAGATATTGTTGCAAGTGAGCTTATTACAACCATAAATACTACCGATATAGATACTATATCCATTATAAATAACCAGACATTAATAATCGATTTTATATCAAATAAAAAACGATTATTATACATATGATTGTTTTAAATTTTCATACATATTCTTCATGAATTTAGTAGAAGAGTATTTTAATTTTTCGTCATTCCATAATTTATAATCAAATTCTTGAGAGCTTAAAGAATGACCGAATATATGAGCTAATTTCTTTCTCCATTCAGTTGCTTTCTTTTTATCTTCTTCACTATATAAGTAATGAAGCATTTCGGTAATATATATTCTTCTAAGTATATCTATACCAAATCCAAACATTCTTTTAATTATCTGGGCGAATGTACCTTTAGTATATTTTCCTCCTCTATTATTTAATAATAAATATGACCCCGATATATGTTCTTTAATAATAGAATGCAATACTTTAGGAAATGCTATGATTTTAATTCCTTGTTGTTTAACTGTTTTGTGATCTTTGATATATAATTTCATGGTTTTTACATCCAAATAGTTCTCTGGGATATCTATCGAAGATATTTTTAGATTGTATAAATCTTGACCTCTGATAGTAGGCATGGTTATATATATTAGACCTATAAAGTATTTAACTGTGTTTTTATTCTTAATATTACTAACAATTGTAGATAAATCTTCTAATGGAATATATTGATCTAATTTTTTTTCATCGATAGAATAATCCTTCTCTTCTCTATATTCTCTTTTAATATTAGTCCATCTTTTATTATATGGCCCGAATTCCTCGATTGATAACATATTTCGGATACTATTAAGTAAACTCTTTTCTACCGTGATTGTTTGCATTGAAAGATATTTCATAACTTCGCCACTATTATTAATAAGTTTATTTTTATCGTATATATCATCGTGAAATACATTGATAAAGATACGTTTAATCGCATAGTTATATACTTGAATACTAGATAATTTAATAGATTTTTGGAGTAGTTGATCAACTATCGTTTGGGGGATAAAGAATGACATTTTTGATATAATATTTATATCAAAATCAATTTTATATAAAATTGATTTTGATATTCCTACTTTTAAAAATATGATAACCAATCCTAAAACTAACAAAAAGATAAAAATTAACGGAAGAGCATACGTACGATTATTAGAATGTGGTTATAAAGAAATAAATGGCAAATTAGTTCTTGCTAGAGATGAAATTATACCCGATAAATATATCATGAATCCTAATACAGGAAAGATTATTAAAAAAGAAGGATTGGTATATAAAAAATTAACAATGTTAGAAGTAGTTGATAATCCATCAATTCATTATAATGAATGGTATATATTAAAAATACAATTCAAGAACCTATTTTACTATGATAAAGATATCGTTAATACTATAAGTTTTTCACTTGGTATTAATAATGTACATCCAGTAGATGAATCTGGAAAGACGTCTATAGCTAATATTATAATATTTGCTTTAACTGGTAAGACGGCCAAACAAAATATTCATTATGAAAATATACTTAACAGAGATTCGAATTTTGGATATGTTAATATATATTTATCAATTAATAATGTAGTGTATTCGATTATGAGAAATATACAAAAAATAAATGACGCATATAATTACAGTGTATCTATACAAACATATAATACAGAGAGTAATAAATATGATAATTTAACTAGTCCCCAGACTATTAAACTGATAAGAAATTTAATAGCTGATTATTCTATTATAAGTGCGTTCAATATTATAGATAATAGTGGTCGCCATTTTATTAATAGATCCGATAAAGACAAACTAGTAATTTTTAATAGTATTAAATATTTAATGGAAGATATATCAATATTTAAAGATAATATAAACATTATTTTAGATAAGTTTATCAAATATAAGGTAAAAATAGATGTATTTCAAAATAAATTGTCAATCTCGTTCAATGGTTTTAGTGTGGACGAATTATCGGGATACGAGAGATTAGTAGTGAAGATTGCTATTAGTGAATCATTTATGATGTTAAAAAATTATAATAGAGGTAGACTATTAATTATAGATGATAATTTAGATATTCATAAATTAATATCATCGCTCAATCAAAGAACCACAATGATTATATTAACAAATAATATAATTCCAGAGGTGAAAAATATTGTAAAAGAAGAGAATATAATCTCGGATATAAAAGAAGATAATATAATATCGGATATAAAAGAAGATAATATAATCTCGGATATAAAAGAAGATAATATAATCTCGGATATAAAAGAAGATATATCTAAGATTATATCTGAAATTATATCTAAGATTATATCGGATAAAAAAGAAGAGAATATAATCTCGGATGTAAAAGAAGATAATATTATATCGAAGAAGAAAAAAGATATTATAGCAGAGATAATTCGTTTAATAATAATATTTAGTCAAATTTAATATTGTTGTATATTTTTTTGTATTGCGTTATATATTATGAACATATATAATTTTGTAAAAGAACATAAATATATAGCAATAGCAACAATAATATTAATAATAATAACAGGATCTATACTAATAATATTAACTGGTGCAATAATTATTGTATTATTAACACCGCGTAAAAAAAAACAGTTACCAGGAATACAAAAATCTGAAGGAATACAAAAATCTGAAGGAATACAAAAATCTGAAGGAATACAAGGAAAACATGAATATATATATCGAGATAAATTAGGAAAAGAGAAAATTATTCGGTATAATACTGATAATGATTTTCCACTCGTATTGGTTGGTGGTGTTGATCAAGATACGTTGACTGTAATAACAGAAGGTGAAACAATGTTAGAGTATCAAAATTATAATTCGAAGAAAGATAGTAAAAATCTTCAATTACCAAAACAGATTGGTTATAATTTTCTCGGGAGAGGAATAGACAATGAATCCGAAAATATTGCACGTGGTCGTTCTCAAGATTGTTATTTAAATTCGGCTATTGTAATGTTTTTTATGTGGATATATCCAACCGCCACAAAGATTCAAGGAAACGAAATGCAGAATACTTTAAACGATATATTTATGTATTATTCTAATCATAAAATGAGATATAATAAGGAATCATATTTAAAGTTTTATCAGTATTTATTAAAAAATAAGAAAATTGTAGAAAAGAGACAAGAAGATGTTATTGAGATTATTGAGATTATATATAATTTGTACTACAATCTTGAATTAAGTATGTTTGATCAACCAATATTTCGTATTTCGAGTGGTGGTTTATATCCGTCTGAAAATAATGCATATTTGTTTAATCAAATCGAGTATTTCTCAAAATATGTACCTGCTTCGGATGTTAGAGGACACACATTATTTGTTAATGAACATTCGGATAAAAAAGTTAAAGATATAGAAATGTGTAAATATCATTTAATAGATAATTTTGATAATGTTAAAGCTATATGTATTCACGATCGTAACCATTATTACACATATGTATATTGTGATATAACGAATTCATGGTTAAGAATAGACAAAGATTATCAAGACTTCAAAAGTATTGATATTTCCGAGGTCCAAAAAAGTATCAACGATAAACACATAAAAGCATATGTTTATAATATAACATAAACGGAATTCTTATATTGCTGAGTACACGAATGTGTATAATATTGGTGGTGATCACATAAATGACATTTTAATCGAAATAAATGATACTATCTATATAATAATATTGAGTTTATCATAGAATAATTGCTGTATTATTAATACCGTGCTGTGAAAGTACATAAGGAAAAAAATTTCTCGGTGAAGGAATAGATAATAAACCAACAAAAGATATAGAAACGTGTAAATATCATTTAATAGATAATGTCAAAGCTATATGTAATGTCTGGAAATGAGCATTTTTATACTTGCGTATATTGTGATCGGACGTGGTTAAAAATAGACAATAGTTTGGAAGAATTTAGAACTATGAGGTCAAAAAAATTATTGATGATCAATATGTATACAATATTTCTAAATTGAAATAATGGAATTCTTATATTGATCAACGTATTCCTCAATTGTTGCGTGAGTACAAGATTCGCAAGAATGAAATGTGTAATCTTTATAATTCATATTATAATTGGTATCAATTGATCCACATAAATGACATTTTTTATTTCTTATTGTCTTCGTATTATCTGAATATTTATAAAAATCTGGTAAATCTGTTTTTTTACAGATTATAAATGATATAATGATATTGGTATCGTATTTGTACACGATGTTAATTTTACCATTATATAAAATAACACAATCTTTCATCAATACAATATCTCTATATAAATGATAGGATTCGAAGTATCTATGTACTTTATGTAAAGCATGTGTCTTTATAAACATAACACGATCGTTAGATAGTGCACACAGAGTCTGATTATTAAGCATAAAACAGTCAGTATCTTTACCAACATTAATATGATATCGATCAATTCTATTATCACGAACAGATATAATATTCATTATTCCTTCATTATCAATATGGAATATAAAGAAGACTCTCGTTCTTATATAAATAGTTGTTTTTTTGATAACTTTATTATCAATAGTATCGGTATTTTTGGTTAATTGACTATAAACTGTGTAATTACATTTAGATGGAGATATATCGAACGGATATAAGGTATCTCTAATATAAACTCCTCTAGATGTGACTCCAATATGTTTAAGATAATTCTTTCCTACAAAAATAGTATGTTCATAAACCATAATTATTATATTAATATACTAAATATTTCGATAATTATTTATGAAATTAGGTATATCTATCTTCTAATAATATTAATGTTATGATGATAACATTAGTATTATTGATGTATATTTTTGAAATTAGTGGTAATTGACGATAATAGATATTTTCGTGAACAATTCCGATATTTTCTAACAATAATTTCATTATCTCCTGTCTTGCAACAGCATTATTTATCTCGATATTGTTAAATAATAATTTTATTGTTTTATTATTGTCTGGGAAAACATTATGATTATAATGTATCTTAATATCATTTAATATTTTTTTATTACCTACATAACATGTGTTAGAAAAAACTTCCATATCGGGATGTACTCTAATATCTGTTAATAGTAATTTAAGTATCTCGAAATAATTATATCTACTGGATAAGCATAAAAGGTAATTATAATACATTTTCTTATTAATTTCATAAAGGTAAAAATCGATTTTATATAATAAAATAGTAAAAGATATGGAAGAATTAAAAGATTATGTCATCGCCAACTGTTTATTTGATAAACACGTATTTTATTCGGCAGTTGATAATAATAATCTTAAGATTGTTGAATTTTTACTAGATAGATCAGATAATAATAAAGTAGATACGATTAAATATGCTGTATGTAGTGCAATTACAAAAGATAATGTAGATTTATTTATGTTACTATCAAAACGTTATAAAATTAAATCTGATGATTATATTAATGATGTACACATTGCAATAAAGCAAAAACACAAAATAATTAAACTATTATTCATTGATTCACCAAAAAATAGTCGTTTTAGTTTTTTCGAGAAAGCTAGTGAAACACACGATATGGATATGATTGGGTTGATGCTTAATTATTACAAAAACATGCTTCATTGGACAAGTAATATCTTTCTAAAATCATGCGAAGATGGAAATATTGATGTAGTTAAAAAATTCATCGATAATCCAAAATGTTTTCATTATAAATCTAAAGCAATGAATCTAGCTTCTAAAAATAATCATATTAACATAGTTAAACTATTGTTAGAAGATAAAAATGTAAACCCATCAGATGCACTTATATCAGCTATTAGTAGTAATAATATTGAGGAAACAAAATTATTATTATGTGATGATCGAATAATAGATCTATTAAGTAAAAAAGTAGATTTTGATCATATTAAATGTCTTGAAAAGACAATTGTTAATGGTAATTATGATATGGTTGATTTATTAATTAAAGATACAAATTATAATAGTGTATTTAGTCAATCGGATCCAATTAATGCTGCTTGTTATGGTAGACATATAGATATTGTTAAATTATTGATGAATTATAAGATTAAAGATAAACGGAATACATCTATAAAGATTGTGCATCGCGCAATTTCTATGCAGGAAATAGAAATTGCTCATTTAATGCTCGATTATTTACGCGAAGAATTAAATGAATATAATGATGAAGAGGAAGATTATGATCATTTTAATACCGTTGGTTATTGATGTGTATTTTTTTTAGTTAACATTCTATCGATCTATGGAGATACATATATCTTGTAGTCCGAAAAGTTTTTTCGGTAATCTTGATAAGATTATGAACATATATTTGTTGTAATGATTGGTATTTCCGAAATTTTTCCCCCGAATACCTATTATTTGTAGTTTGATATATCGGAAATAGTGTTAAAACCCTTAATATCTAATGTATGTAATCCTGTAATATTAGGTATTATCGAAATAGTATTACTGCCAGCAATATCTAATGTACGCAATTGGGTATTATCGAAATGGTATTCATACCGTGAATAGTTAATTTACGTAATCCTGTAATATTGGGTATTATCGAAATTGTGTTTCTTCTAGTATATAATATATGCATATCTGGTATTTTGTCAATTGATTCATCAATATCAAAATTGTGAAAATGTTTAGGCAGTATAAATTTGTTAGATATCAAATAAACACCATTTATATCGTCGGGTATATCTTTAGATGTTTTATTTCCAGCATTATATTCCAAAAGATTAGATAAAAAATCAATATTATTACTGCTAAATACCGGTCGATTTTTTATTTGAATGTTAGATAAAAATGATCGAAACGAAAACAAAAAAATTAGATAGTATGGCGATAGAGATAATACTAAAGCTGGCAACATTAGAAACAAATAGGTTGCCTCCCGAATATCACATATTTAAACAAGTATATAAGAAAATAATGGAGATATCTGGATTAAAACGTCATCGAGAAGAAATATGTTATATGATGTTGAAGATTATAGATAAATATTATCTATCAGATGAGACAGATTATTATCATTATACAGATGATCGTGCGAAAAACAAACTGTTCAGTTATGTGGTTCAAATTCAGAAAAAAGTGTCGATCAACAAAATAGATCGAGATAATCATGATTATCTTACCTTTAATAAGAATTGTGTTCAGAAAATGACAAAGTTGTGTAATGTGACAATTTATACAAGCGATTAAAGTTGATTCAAGTACCGAAAGAATTGTGTTCAGAAAATGTGACAATTTATACAAGTGATTAAAGTTGATTCAAGTACCGAAAAAAATATGTTCGTATTTTTTTCCAATTAAAGGATACTGTATAATAGTTTTTTATTCGATTTAATATATAATTTTTATATAAAGATGAATAAATTATTGTCAAAATGTCGTATATCAAAATTAGTCAGATGGAACTCTGATATTTAGTCCACCATGTTATTGTGAAGTATCAGATACTCTTATATCTGCGATTGATGAGAATAATATCGAGGAAACGCAATTATTATTAAAAGATGAACAGATAATAGACATATTAAGAAAAGAAAAAGTAAACGATCATCTTGAACAAATTGTTACTGACGGTAATTATGAAATGGTAGAAATATTAATTATAATAGTGTATTTCGTCAATCGTGTACTCTTAAAGCTGTGTGTAATAATGAACATATAGATATTATTGATTAGTTTCGAAATTGAAGATATAAAAAATACATCTATCGATATTTTACATAATTCTATAAAAAATCCAACGCATTTAATGATTGATTATCTATTCGAATAAATAAAAAATGTTATAATAGGTATTTTTGTAATCGTATTCTTACCTTTAATTGTTATTTCTCGTAATTTGTCGATAAAAGGTATTTTTGTAATCGTATTCTTACCTTTAATTGTTATTTCTCGTAATTTGTCGATAAAAGGTATTTTTGTAATCGTATTCTTACCCTTTATATATATTTGTGCAATACAAGGTATCTCCGAAATGGTATTTATTCTAGATAAGTATATACGATGTAGTATCATAGATACATCTATATACTTATTTATTTCTTTAGACAATAAATAGACATTAGCTAAGTCTTCGACCGTTGAACTATAATATTCGATTATAATATTTACTAATTCTATAGGTAATATAGATAAATCTATTATAGTGTCCATCTTTAAGAAAAATTGACTAATATAAAATCGATTATTATATTGAATGTAATTATCTAATAATCAACGTATTGTGATCATTAATACCATGTCGAATATAGATTCAATAGTATCAATTATTAATGAGTGTAGAAAAGAAAAGAAGCATATTTTAATTTTTTGTGGATTATCTGTAGACGTCGTCGGAATAATATTTGAATATTATATCAATTCTAAAAAAAGATTTGTTAATATACAGTTATTATCTAAACAAGTTATAGATTATATGGATTCGTATAGATATATAATTATTCGACGTCTCGAAATAATTTATAGGAAATCTTTAGGTACTAAATTATATTATAATTCTATACAAGAATGTATAAATGGCTATACGGTCTTGATAAGATTTGATGATCGTACCGCTGTAAAGTTAAGATTTAATATGATCTCTAAAAAATTCTATTTATATGGTGTTATGTATTGGTATGACTGGTATAATATGGAGAAAATGAATAAATTGAATGTTTGGTCGATTGCTACCGATATTTTTGTCAAAATTAAGAAAACAATAGAAGAATGCAATTCGCATAATAATCTAAAAGAGATAATGACTGAATATGAATCGAGAAGATATGTTCAACACTATGAAAAATACACAGACGAATTATTTAATCGTGTGTGTTTTTAGTTATTGAAGAACGATGTATTATATTTTTTGAATCTATTATCTTCGGATATTAATTTTACAATTTCGGTATATCTATTATTATTTGCTGTTGGATCCTCGAATCATTTAATAACAATTTTACAATTTCTACATATCCTTTTTTACTTGCTTTTTTGATAAGATCATTATTTTGATAAGAAGGATCTAAACGTCCATCTTTTAATAGTAATTGTATAATTTCGTAATGATAACACGATATTTTTAATAGATTATTGTCTTTAGTAGTTAATCTATCGTGAATCAATAATATTTTAACTATATCTAGATTATTATTGACGCACCACAAACTGTAATTATCTTTTGCAGATATCTATAAGATTGTATTTGCATGTGTGTCTGATAGCAAAATTGTTTTTTATTGACACATAATTTGGAGTTTTATTGAGTATATATTGAATATATTTGACATCATTGGCTTTAACTTCCTTAATAAATTTCTGTTCCATGATTTTTTAGTAAAATTGTATTCTATATTCAATTTTATTATCATTTTTCCATCACTTTAATAGGCGAGTATCACCGAATAATTTTGTCATATATACATCTTTAAGTACAATTGAGCTTCGAGGATATATAATACTCTGATATCTTTTGACAGTAATTTTATTATGGGTTCTGAAGATTCGCGAAAAAAACGAATCAATATATGGATTTATTCTAATGTCTTTTAATAATATTTCGACGATCTCCTTATTATAATACTCATATGCAGTTGGATATGATGGCGTCTTTTAATAACAATTTCATTATCTTAAAATAGCCATGGTCACAAGATCTAAACAAAATATATGTATAATACATACTAATTAATAAAAAATACATGTAATATCGAATGATTGGATTTATATAGACAATGTTTACCACTAATACGCACACATATTAGGCTGTAATGGTATCTTTAATTTATTATTTTCATCTCGAGTGTATTCTATATTCAATTTTATTAAAAAAAATATTATCATCTTTCCATCACTTCAATCTTTACTAGGCGAGTATCACCGAATAATAATTTTGCAATATACACATTTGTAAGTTTAAACGAAGATTCGAGAGAAAGGTCTTCGATATGTATTACTCTGATATCTGTTGACAATAATTTTACTATGGATTGATCGTGAATATCCACGGCAAACGAATCAATGCAAACATTATGTGGGTTTATTCTAATATCTCTTAATAATATTTCGAGTATCTCTTTATTATAATACTCATCTGTGAGTGGAAAAACTATATTCTGTCTACTATCTAATAGATTGACTCTATTATCTTTTATTAACAATTTTATTATGTTAAAATAGTTGCAGTGATAAGATCTAAACAAAATAGTTGTATAATACATACTCATCAATAAAAAATACATATAATATTCGATAATTATGAGCTTAATTTCCTTAACAAAAAAACATCGAATAATTAGGTATAGACAATGTTTACCACTAATATAATTGTATGTGCACAATCGGCCGTCACATATTAATTGCAATTCTGTACTTATATTGGTATCTTTAATTTATTATTTTCATCTCGAGTGTATTCTATCAACAGTTTAGTATTTTTTTCAAGTATATCATATCCTTCTCCTATTAATACAAGATTAGTTTTACTATTATGACCCACAAAACAATTTATCAGTTAGCACGAATATAAACATATCTGAATTAGATAAACTACTGTCAGTCCGATATATTGATTTTTGAAATTTTATGGATAAGAAATATCTATATCTAATACACTTTACCATTATCAGTTTTTAATATATAGATATGATAGTCCGTGAAATGTGCCATATATCTGTCGACATTTACTAACCTTGTGTGGAGGAATGGTTTTCAACTCTATATCATTCTCAAGTTCTAATAGTAATTGATCATTGTACATGAAATATTTTGAATCAACGATTCGATAATTTTTGAATGTTTTATTATAATCTTCACACAATATCATGATAGATCGATAATTATCGATTTTTTATATAATTCTTAATAAAACTGAATATATGTACTCTAATTTTTCATGGACAATTGTAGCTAATATATTCGAATATGCTTCCGATGAGAAAATGTATCCGATTATTATGTCTTTGTCTTCAAGTTACTATCGATATTTTAATTATTGCAACAGATTGATGAAAAAGACATTTTATAATAGAAGTGTTCATAAATATAAAACATATTTCCGGAAATACGCGAATAAAGATATTAAATATATGGTGTTTGATGATAAATATATATGTTATAAGAAGAAATACCATATTGATGAGGGACATTTAACCATTGATTTGGCAAAATTGAAATATAATAAACAATTATATAATAAAGATCCGAGAATACATTATGTGTATAAAAGGTCTAAATGTTTTAAAAGAATATTGTCAAATGGAGAGAAATTTATAGAGGAACATATATATGTTTCTTATAAGGGAGAAATAATAGATAGATATATTTTGATGAAAGATTTTCCTCTTAAAAACATCATATTAGTTAATAATAAGGGACCGCGAGTAATTCGAAATATATTAGCTATTATTTTGCATGATGGTAAAAAATGGAATATATTGGGAATAACTGGAACTATATATAGAAAAAATGTAACTCAAGATATATATGTTTATCTTCGCAGTAGTCATAAATACATTATTTATGATTATGATATAACTCAATATATCGTTTCGATCACCACACTTTTAGATAAGTGTGGTGAAGATTTAATTTCATCTATTATGAAAAGTTATAATGTAATATAACGAGATTTTTTTTATCTGATAGATATATAATTATAATGAATATTTATATCGTGATAACAATTATACTGGCTGCAGTGATATTATTGGCGATGTCAATTTTAATGGTATTGTTTGTATTGAAGAAACCAGACAATACTAAGGTAATAGATACTAATATAGTCATGTTATATAGTAATGGTGGAAAGGGAAATCCATATATACATGAAAAGAGATATTTAGAACAGACAATCAAAGATGTTAATGAACATTACGGTTTATATTGGAGAATCGCAGTTAAATCAGATATTACAGAATTGCTTAAAAAAGAAATATCAGTTCCTTATCATGGACATATATTAGATTATGATAGACCCGTATCGGTAGAAAGTACAAATTTTCCACGCGGAATTAAATCTGTTGAGAGCGATTTGTCTGCTATTTATGTTGTGGGAAAAAAAATAACTTCAAACGACGACATATATAATAATATGTTATTTATTCAGTAAATTAACAAGCACAACCGCTTTTTTTAGTTTTTTTAACTTTAGGTCTTCCAACTTTAGATCTTTTAGTTTTAGGCTTTTTGGACTTTACAGTTCCTTTTGCTTTTGATTTGACTTTACGAGTTTTTTTAGTAGATAATGCTGGTGACATTTGATATATATATCTACTATACACAAAAAAAATAATTTAAAATTAATTCAATCTAATATATAAATAAAAATTGATTTAATATAGATAACTGTTTAAAAATCACGATGCAATCGGCTATATTAAAAGAATTGACTATATACAATACTATGACTAAAATAAGAAAGTCAGCAATCGAATATTTTTCCAAGTGGAATAAATTTGATTCTAGAGGAAAAAATAATAAAATTAAAGAAACAAATGATCTAATCAGTTCGATATTATTTTTTAAAGGAGATGATAATGAATTCTATCCAACAGATATAAATTCGTGGAAAGAAGTGGCAATAAATAAGTTAAAGTATATGAGTGATAAAAAATACGCATCGGATACATTCGATGATGAAATTGAACAAATAAAATCCATCTTTGATAAGTATATTAATAAGGAAGTACTATATACACAAAGACCGAAGATTACTGTAAAAATGTATAATAGTAAAATCATATTTACTAATTCAATTGAGACGAGATTAAGAGTGAGTTGTATTCGAGCAGTATATAATAAATTGATGTTGTGGATTATTGATAAACAATATACGAATGAAATAATATTTATCACATTATTACGATATAACTTTAATTTAATGAGTATCAATCATCAATTAGCAATCATATATGATAAAAAACTTCGGAAATATGATGTCGAATTATTCGCGAGTCCGTTTAATAGAACACTCAATAAGTTTTGTTCATTGTATCCTGATGTTGATAGTAATTATAAGGGATCATTAGGCTCATTTTATAAATATAAGTTAGAATCGAATAAAAAATACACTATGAATCCTCCTTATGTAGATAAAATAATGACTATAGCCGCACAAAAGGTTACTGATAGTATTGAAGATTTGCATAATGTAACTATACACATTACTATTCCTATATGGGATTATGATTCGTTGAAAATTATGCGCGATAAATTGATCAAAAACGGAGATAAGAGAGCAAATAAGTTAAATTTTATACTTGATATGGATCATCGGGAGAAATACGATGCATATGAGATATTAAAGAAAGGGAAATATGTCACCAGTATACGATCTAAATTTATGTTTGATCACAAGTATAGAGATACTCTTTCTGGAAAGGAATTATCTGTGTGCAATACCTTTGAAATCATAGTGACTAAAAATTAATATGTGAATAAATGATGATATGTTTTTTTATAATGAATGATAGTCTTAGTTTTTTAAAGAATTATTTGTAATAAATGATAGTCTTATTTTTTTAACGAATTATTTAGAATAAATAATTCATAGTTTAATGTTCGTAAGAATCAGAGTTAAAATATAAATTAAGTTCTGTCCAAAATTCATATGGAAATAAATAATATATCAATTATAGTAGAAATTCTAAAAGAATTGTTAATTAAAACACACCGATTAAAAAAAGATATGTTTTTTATCTAATACGTTTGAAATTAATTACACTATATAAATTATATTTTTTCGTGTATACTTATATGTCGGAAAAAAAGATACAAGACGGAAGCTATACTGTATTACTTGAAAATAATTTAAAAGTAGAACTAACTATTAAGGATGGATATGTAAATGGAGTAGTTAATATTAAACAAATAACAATTGGAAAAGAATATTCCAAATCAATAACATATAAAGATGGAATAATAGAAGGCCCTTATTGTTGCTATGATAAAGATGGAACTCCTACAGAATCGGGTCATTTTATTAATGGAATTTGTGTAGCTAAAGTATGATTTTTTTACTATTTAAATTTAGAAATATACTCTATATAAAAATAATGAGTAGTGAAATTGGTGCTAATAAAATTAAAGAATTAACTGGTGGATCTGGTGTGGAAATACCAAATAAACTATTATTATCTAATAGTACAACTAGCTCGGGTTTAATAGAATTATATGAAAATACGACAAACGGCAGTAATAAAGTGACAGTTACTATTCCCGAATCTGTGGTGAATGACTATTCGTTGACTCTTCCAGATGATGTAGGAGAAGTAGATAATTTATTAATGAATGGTGGAACGGGAGATTTATTGTGGAAGGATTTAACAGATACGAATACAGTATATGTTGCTTTAAATGGTAGTAATACTACAGGAAATGGCAGTATAAATAAACCATATGCAACAATAAAATATTCATTGAGTATGATCACAGATGCATCGGAATCTAAACCATATAGTTTAATGATAAATATGGGAGTTTATGTAGAAGATAATCCAATACAATTAAAATCAAATGTAGCATTGATTTCTATTGGAAATATGAGTGCTATCGTATATGCTGCGAATCCAGGATCTGATATTATAACTGCTGCTGATAAGTCTGGAATAATAGGATTGACCTTTGTCGGTTCAGCTGGTGGTAGTGCAATTTATATGGGAGTGGCGGGAATCTTTACTTTTCAAAACATTACTATCGATAGTTGTCTATATGGTTTTACATGTAATAATGCTTTGAGTACTGTGGTGGGAACTACTGTAATTGCTTCTGGTACATTAGATAAATTTATAAACTGTACTGCTGGAAGTTTGAATATTGCTTTAGTATTTGTTGATACTAGTGTAATTGTTGATAGTCTTGTTTGTGCAATTGGTACCACTGCTTCTATTATCTGTTCAACCGTTATAGCAGTTTCTACTAATATTGTAAACACTATACACGCCGATGCTGGAGCACATATATATGTGTTAAGTAGTTTTATAGCTGGATCGACAAATGCTGTACGAATTGGAAGTACGGGTAGTAATACACAAATAGATATTTATGGATTAAAAATATCATTCTCAGATGATTATGATTTATTGGTGGAATCTGCTACTGGAATAATAAATGCTCAAGCAGTAGATATATCTTTGGATCGTTTATCTATTGTCGAGGGAGCTCAAGTTAATACAGCTGGTCTGGACAATGATATTTATATGAATCCGACATACAGAATTATGTCTAATTTAGCTATCGGAAGACACGATTTAGGTAATACATCTTCATTTGGTGATGGGGGTTCTTATGTTGGACATATGTCGATAAAAACATATGATGGAAGCTCATACGTAACTAAAGTGTATGGAGATTTAATTAGTCTTCCCAATACTAGTGTAAATACGGCAATATATATAGGAACTACTCATATGATTCCTTTTTATGGTATATCATTTTCTATGAAGGAGTTTATAAATGGAAGTATTGTATGGGAATATTATGATTCTGGTACTTCATCATGGTTATCATTCAATATTGCCGAAACATTAAATCAAAGTTCTACTTCTAATAGAGGTACTGCGTTTACAGGAGTTGCTGATAATATCTATACTATTAGATTTGATGATTGTGTAATTAGCGGAGTAAAAGAAAGTTCTATGTCTGCTAAAGGATGGTCTATGATAGCAATAGATTCTGTCACTGCTTATTGGATTAGAATTAGAATATCTACTACTATAACTAGATCGTTTGTTGTACAAAATGTAAGATTGAAAGGGAATTATACTTCTATAAGAAATAATGGAACGAGATCTTATCACGGAGAAGCCAGATCTAATGTAATCGTCCCAGCGATTACATCGGATGTGGCTGGAACTGCGGGGATAGTAACTATAAGTATATCTCCGTCAATCGCAATAGCAATAAGAGAAGGATCTTTATCAGCAACAGTTACAAGTGCTGTATATTTTAAATATGTATTAACTGAAGATATGGATACTGCTTGTGGATTGAAAATAACTGTTCAATATCAGACAACATTGGCTCCATCTGGAAATACATATGCTATCGTTCAAGTATATACTTGTGTCGTTTCTAGATATGGAAGATACGATGCTCTTAATGCAGAAGTATATAAACAATATTCTCTGAATTTTAGAGCAACTGATACAAGATACAAGATAAGAAATTTAGATCACGATTTAAGAATGGATATATCTGATAATACACCAGGTGATATGTTATTTATTATGGTTCGGCGTTTGGGGGCAGATGTATCTGATACTTTTACAGGAACAGTAAATGTCACTAATATAAATTTAGAGTATAAAAAATGGCAAGATGGATCTTATCTTGCTGTTGATGATTATTTCTTCTTCGAGGATTTCTCTACTGGTCTTCTTACTAATTGGGCTATGATTAATAACGCGACTAATAAATGGATGATAGGAACTGGAGGAGATGTATGGACTACTTATTCTATATATGTATCTAATGATGATGCGTATCCAACATATGATATTAATGTTGCAACAGTATCACATATTTATCAAGAATCAACATATCCATCATCTATGACAGGAATGAAAGTAACATTTGATTGGAGAGGATATGCAGAAATAACATATGATTACGGAACTGTTTGGTTAATACCAGATACACCAGTAGTAGATGTTTATCCAACAGAAGATGCAACTCATTTTAAAATAGGCGCAGTCGAATATTCGAATTCATTAAATACACAATCAGAAATTATTCATTGTAATAGTACTGTTATTAATGCGATTAAAGGTAATACCTATAGATTAGTATTTGTATTTAATGCAGATACAAGTGTGGGAGCTCAACCGTCTTTTGTAATAACAAATATCAAAATAAATATCTTCTAATAAGTAAAAAAATATCTAATATTGTTCATGATTAAGTGCAAATCTAACATCATCAAGTATACACATATCAAATGGTTCGGTGTTTTGTGGAAGATTTGTTCTGGAATCGTTCATTAATAACTCCATAAGATACATATCGTTATCCAGATCACCAAAATTAAATTTGTCTATATAAATCGATATATTTATTCTTATATCTTTCAATAAAGTATAGAAAACTGTGCGTTCAGCTCCTGCTTCATTTGATGCAGAAATTATTACGGGTATACAATAATTAATATCTTTTTTATTGTATTTCAATAAATATTTACCAAAATCCTTTGTGCATATTTCTTCTATCTCCATATCACTAAGTAGTTCTTCTGAAGGACGCTGTCTAATATCGGTAAATTGTAATTTTGATGTTTTTTTATTATTACGATAACAACAAATTAATTCTCTAATAGCCGATGGTATAATTCTAATGTCCTTTAATAAGTATTTAGCAAGATTATTTAAATCTCTTCTATAAAGAAAACTAATACAATTTACTGATGGATACATCCTAATATCAGTAACCAACGATTCGATCATTTTTTTGTCGAAGTAATCCATTTTATATCTAGTATATAAATGATTAATTCTACTATCTTTCAGTAAATAATTTGATAATTTATAATATCTGTGGAAAATACATTCCGAGAATAGATAATCGTAATACATATTACACAAGTAAATATTTTAATCGATTTTATTTAAATATCATTGACCATCTTACATCTTTATGTAAATATTTCTTAAATGATTTAGAATTATGTGGAATAATTGTTCTTATATCCTCCATTAAAAATTTAATAAGGTATATATCGTCATCAATGTCATAAAAATGAATTTTATCTATATAACTGGGTATATTTGTTCTTATATCTTTCAATAAAGTAAATAAAGCATCACGTTGTTCATCAATTATAAAAGGTATATTGTAATCAATATTATCGTATTTTAGTAAGTATTTGGCAAAAGTACTTGAACATATAATTTCTTTATCTATACTATTAAGAAAATCTTCTGATGGATATGTTCTAACATCATTAATCAATAAATTTAACGTTTCGGGATAATAATAACTATAATCTATAGCTTTTGAAAGACTAATTCTATTATCTTTTAGTAAAAGATTTATATATCTATAATATTTACTTGCAGCACACTTAAATAATATATAATTGTAATACATCTTTATGATTTGGTAAAAAAGTACCCCGCAAACATTTAAGAGCCGATATATCTATTTTAATTCTAGTATCTTTTAATAAAAGTGTAATTATTTTTAAATGACCTTTTTTGCTTGATATTCTAATAGATTTGTCTTCATTATATGATGAATTTAACGATTTCTGAGTCACCCTGTCTGCACACTTTTGCAAAATAATGATTATTGTCGTTTAAACATAAACTTGTATTTTTTAATATTTTTTTTATGAAGCCACACGAATTGTCTATACAAAAATCTGTATTATCATCTAATTTAATAGGTAATATTCTGATGTCATTAAATATATATTTTTTAATTTTGTTAAGCGAATTGTTATCGTTGTGATGTATCATAGTTAAAAAACTCGACAACAATAAGTTCTTATCAACTCGGTAATCATTAAAATATAATTTATAACAATTCCGATAACGAGCACATTTAGATAAACAGTAATTATAATACATATTTTTTATGAAATTGAATATATTGAGTTTATTACAAAAAAATATATCGCGATTGATTTTGTGAGAGTTAACATTCTTTAGTTATATAATAAAAAATCAATGTAGATTATATATATTTTTTACATGATTATCTGGCGCACATTTTTGAAATTAATTTTCGTAATATCATCAATAAATATCTTCTAATGGTTAGTATTGTTCATGATTAAGTGCAAATCTTATAAGATATACATCACCGTCCATCTCATTACTATTGAAATCAATTTTATCTATATAATTTAATAGATGTGCTCTAATATCGGTCATTAATGATATCAATATATCATCACTAATATCATAACACGCATTTATAATTTTTGAATAAGTAATCCTGTTATCTATGAGTAAAAAATTAGTATATTCGTTATATTTATAGCCAATACACCTTGATAATATACAATCGTAATACATTAATATATGGGTTATTTATCTATTTATATATTAAATGTTTGTCTTATTAAATATTTTTTGAGGTCGGAACAAACTAATTCCATAATATATGAAGGTCTAGGATATCTTTTTTAGTATCTGAGTAATCATAAGATGTATATCCTTAAAATAGATTTTCTTTATAGGTATATTTATAGGTATATCTTTTAACAAAATCAATAAAGAATCGCGATCTTCATTTAATTCGATCATTAACATGTCTGTACCATAATCAATATCTCCTTTATTGTATTTTAATAAGTATTTGCCGAAATTCTTTGTGCAGATTAATTCTATTTCAATATTATTAAGAAAATCTTTCGATGAGTATATTCTAATATCATTGATTAATAATTTTAACATTTTTTTATTGGGGAACACACAAATCAACTCCATAATAGATGAAGGTAGAATTCTAATCTCGTTTACTAAGTATTTGATAATATTATCTGAATCTATTCTATTCATATTGTCGAGCATATCTATCGTGGGATATGTTCTGATATCACTAATTAATGATTCGATCATTTTTTTATTAGTGCCGCAGAACATTTTTATAGCCAATGAATGATTAATTCTATTATCTTTTAGTAAAAAATTTGATAATTTATAATATCTGTGTATAACACAGTTACATAGTATATAATTGTAGTACATGTTATAAAAGTAGATATTTTAATCGATTTTAATTATTTTCTCATAAAAATGGGTTTTATCTGTAAGAATTATTTACTCTTATATCTTTTAATAATAATTTCCGAAGATATCATCCTCCCTCTTATAAAAATGGATTTTATCTATAGGTATAGTTATTCTTATATCTTTTAATAAACTAAATAAAGCATCGCGTATTCCTTCTATATTTGACTCGGCGATTATCACGTAGTCAATATCTTCTTTATTGTATTTTAATAAATATTTACCGAAAGTGCTTGAGCATATTTCTTTTTTACCAATACTATCAATAAAATCTTTCGACAGGTACATTCTAACATCATTAATCAATGATTCGAACATTTTTTTATTGGGAAAACAACAAACAAATTCTAGAAGATAAGAAGGTCTAATTATAATATCTTTTAGTAAGTATTTAATATCTAAGTTATTAAACCCCCCATAATTACTCGTGATAAAATCTTCTGATGAATACGTTCTAATATCTTTAAGTAATGAGTCACACATTTTTCTATTAGAGTAGCGACGAACCATTTTCATAGCATGCGAATGATTAATTCTATTATCTTTTAATAAAAAATTTGAGATTTTATATATATTTTTTACATGATTATCTGGCGCACATTTTTGAAATTAATTTTCGTAATATCATCAATAAATACACCCATAAAATCGATTTTAATATTATTCAAATACTTAAACAATGAAATCAGATATTGGATTATTTATAGGCAAAAATAATATTTCAATATTATCTTTGGCAAAGAAATTACAAAATTTATATATCGGAGATTTAGTATGTGCAAAAAGATGTATATCGGCAGGAAAAATATTTATGGGAGATGGATTACTAACACAAACAAATGTAGCTGATTTACATACAATATATATGTATACCAACGATATAATTACATATATGCCAGATATTCCAGGATTAAGAAAATTATATATCGATGGAAAAAATACAATACAATATATACAGTTTATAACAGGATTAAAAGTATTAAGTATTCGCGGTAATAATACAATCTCTAGTATTTCAAATATGCCAGGATTAGAAAAATTATATATCGGTGGTAATAATACTATTTCAACTATTCCAGGATTAGAAAGAAAACAGATGACTCTAGGTGGTCCTATTTTAGAGATACAAATAAACAAGGAATTAGAAAAATTACATATTGGCGGAAATAATACAATTTCGGTCATACCAGATATGCCAGGATTAAAAAAATTACATATTAGTGGAAACAATACAATATCAGTAGCACCAATTATTAAAGGATTAAAAGAAGTATATATCAGTGGATATAACACAATTCTGGGGATTAAGATCAAAGGATTAGAAGAATCATTCCATGTATATACGATGCATAAATAATATACACAGAATAAGTTTTTTTGTTTCATTTACACATAATTATGACATCAAGTATGAAATAAATATCTATTATAAACATTTTTGATGTAATTCTTTTATGAGAGTGAATATATTAATCGATTTTATTACAAAAAAAATATATATTGTGGTAATTAGATTTAACATTCTTTAATTATATAATAAAAAAATTAATGTAAATTATATATATTTTTTTACATTATTATCACTTTCGATATTGGGTATATTATTAATTGTGTTGAGATCACCGATTGATTTCAACCCAGGTATTTCTGAAATTAGATTCTTGTGCTTAATATCTGTACCGAATGGTATACCTTTTTTTTGTAATATCTTCAATAACTTTAGTTCAGTTTCTATATATGGATTTACTATGCGAAAATATAGTCCGAGAGAGTCTTCATCCTCGCAATCGATTGTAAAACCACGTAAAAATCCTTTCATGAAATCTATATCCTCCGAACATTTTTCACAAACATAATCTTCAATAGCAGACATTATTTCATCGATATTATTATGATACCACTCATAATTTTTGAAAGTTTCATTAATATAATCATATAATATACAAGTCTTGTCCATGTTTATATAAACATCATAAAAAAATCAATATTTATTGACACACAATTACCACATCATTATACATATCACATGTTTCATTAAATACCTTAATAATATTTTCAGATATTCTCGATGGATATTTAGTACATAAGTATCTATTATAAACAGGATTTTCAATTTTTTTCACAACTGTCGTAAATGATTTTTTATTTATTAAACACTCCTTGATTATATCATAACAAATATCAAAATTGTAGTTAGAATTGAGCCATATATGATTTGCAAACATATAAACGATATTATCAATATTGAGTCTCTTCAATTTAAGCATATTTAAACAATATTTATCGGAGAGAATAATATTAATTTCATAATTATTTGTAATATAACCATCTTCCTTCACGACATATAATTTATCATTATACCAATCATATTTCTTAAACACATTATGAATATTCCAATATTTCAAATAATCACTGTAAATAATTTTATCTATTGTTTTCTCGACAATTTTATTGAAATTGGGTGTATTACACATTGTCGACAAATATATTGGGTTGATGTTATATACAGCCTGAATTATGTTTATTTCTTTACTCATGTTTTTATAGAATATTAATAAAAAATCAATATTTATTGACACACAATTATAATATCGTATACTTTTGATGTACTGCTTGAACCATATTTTTTAAATCTGATATAATAATCGATTTTTATTGATATTTTATAATAATATGAGTGAAGAAATAGACATAATTCGAGCAGTAAATGAAATTGACCCAATATATTTGTCAACAATGTGTAATACACCCAATTTCAATAGAATTGTCAATAAAACTATAGATATAATTTTTAATAGTGATTATTTGAAATTTTGGAATATTCATACTGTATTTAAGAATTATGATTGGTATAAAAGACCAATAAAGTGGATGTTTGAGGAAAGATATAAGTTTTGTGATGAATATGTGTTGAGTAAACTTAAATTGATGAAACCTGTTGGTTTTGGTAATTTAGTACATGAATTTTGTGAATATATGATGAACAATTCTGACCACGACTTCTTTCTTTATCATGAATTTTTAATGATTTGTTTTTGGAAGAGACAAGCATTTACAACTGTTATTAGAAATCGGGGATATGTGTTATACCCAAGTTATAATAAATATTTGAATCAAACAGGTTCTTTACCAGTTATAGATAAACCATCTTATAAATATGTAAAGTGTAAAAAATATCATGATATTACTATTGTATTCTATTAATTTTTTATGATCGTATTTTTACAAAATGTTTTAAAAATAATTATATATTATAAAGCTTCATTTTTTCGATATCAAGTGTAAAATATTCATATGTATTATATTTCGATGAGTCCGAAAACTTAATTGTATATGTTATAATTTAAAAAAATCGAGATCATATATTTTATTTTATTGATGTGATGACAATATCTCAATCATTTTTTTATGATCATACTTAATAGCATATTTCATTGCATTTTCTGTACCTTTTTCTCGAATTCGTTTATCTTTTAATAAAAGATCTACTATATCGAAATGATTAGATCTACCAGCATATCTCAAAGCATAATTATCATTAACAGTTGGATCGATTCTAGTACTTAATAGAAGAATCTTAATAATATCATATGAACAGCAATATTTCTTAATCAACATATTATTATCTTTTCCTGGATCAATATACTTTAATTGAAGGAGTAATTTAATCAGTTCTATATATTTATTCTCACAAGCTAATACAAGATCATCGAAATCGGGTCTAATTAATTTATGATATGCTAATAATTTTTTAACGAGAACTATTTTTCCATTTTTACAAGCCCATTTGATAGCTTTACTAGGAATAAAATTAATGTATCCTTTATACGGAATAGTAAACAGTATATTCAAATCATTACTAACTAATCTCTGTTCGAGAGCATCATATACTTGAATCCATTTAGCGATATTTCTATAATTTCTTACTATTGGTTCGCGCATCACAATCGGATATTCTGACATTAATTTATGCATTCTTCGAGCATATTTGTTTCCAGACAAGAAATATAACATGATGTCGAATTCATAATTAATATTATTTTGTACCATATTATACATTATTCTTAAATATCTTTTAAATTTATTCATAAATGTCGATATAATAAGATTATAATGATAGTATTTGTGTTTTTTATTTAAGATACCTTCGGGAGCATTTATCATATATTTATAACTATCTATGTCATTTTTATGTAAAACTACTATTTCATAAAGATCATCTGTTCTTTTATATATTTCTTCTTGTATAAGTGGATGAGAAAATATTTTTCTGTTTATTAAGATAATTATTGTGTTTATCTTATATTTTTTAATTCTGAATAATAATCTAGCTATATTTTTTGTATTAATTAAATCGCTAATTTCTAGTATTTCTTCGGACATATATTAGTATCGAATATAATAATCAATAATTATTTGTTGATCGAATATACTTTTTATTCGACATTAGTATTTTTTTAATTGTATTCTATCTATATGAAATCTAAGTTTAATAAAACATCAGTAAATAGAATACTTAAAAAATTAAAGATAAATATTGATGATGAGAAATATTCAATATCAGATATTATAAAAGGTGCTAAAGTCGAATTAGAACATGGATCAGAAAATAAGTTAACTAACATTACGCGAGATAATTCTCTTAAAACTGTTAAAATAGCACTAGCACATTTAATGGAATTTCCAGATTATTATGAGCGATTGGAAAAAATGGAAAAAAAAGCTAAACTATATTGGAGTAAACGTAAATAATTGTTGATTTTATATTATTATTAAATATATAAATGTCTATCGATAAACATGATGAATTCTATTATCTTAAGTTTATTGCAGATCTTCGACAAATATCAGATATAAATAAGTATAAGAATATAGAAGATGCTTTGTGCAATTGTATATGGACAAACGATATAAATAATATAACTAAATGTGTAGTTAATTTTAGAATGAGTGCTACTGGAGAGAATAATATTTATCTATTATTAGCGTGTAAATATGGAAAGATTTTTTCCTTTAAGAGACTACTAATTCTGAGTAATATTGATTTAAATAAAATACCAGCAACTCGTCATCCATTTTATATGGCTTGTATATCTGGACAGATCAAAATAGTAGAATATTTGATTAATGAGAGAAAATTTAATCCTGCGAAATATAGAAACTTAGCTTTAATATTATCTCTGTTAACTGATAACTATTCTATGGCAAAATATCTTCTTAAAAATGATAAAGTGATTGTCGGTATAAAAAATTATGATGTGATATGTTTCGCATGTAGTGGATCAATTGAATGTGTTAAGAATGCTTTTAAATTAACTAACCGATTTATACCGAAAATAACACCAAGTGAATTGGATAAAACTAATTGTATAATGGATATAGGTATACCTGGTATTAAGCATGAATTTACTGGTGGTATTAGTAATATAATCGAGTATGCTTCTTATTTAAGAAAATGGAATATGGTATCTTATCTCGCGACGAGAATAAAACCTACAACGAATAATATTTTACATGCCATTTTCGCTGGAAATATACAAATAATCAAAGATATACTATTAAAATATCCAAATTTGAATAAAGATTACTTATTATGTTATGCTTGTCGTGGTGCGAAGAGTGAAATAATGAAGTACTTCTTATCAATGTACAGTATAAGAATATATGATGATATATGTTTGACATTAATGATTGAAAATGAAAGATGTGAATACTTATTCGAAGAAGAAAAAATAGATTCAATCAAGTATTTTGTCACGTATAAAATATTGATCAAGTATTTAATGAATAGAAACGACAGCGTATTAAAAAAATTAATAGAATACGAGTATTTAGATGTTGAGAAATATAAAAAGGAATTATACTATTATTGTGTTAAATATAATAATATTTCTTTAATGAAATTAGTGATGAAACACTCCATCATCGATAATAAACATTATTTCGATATTTGTTATATATGTGAGAACGAAATGTTAGATGTCATAAATAAACAATACAATATGTAATTTTTTTATTACTATATGTATATATATGGAATACATTAATCCGATGAAAATGACAATAAATCCTGTTACTGGAAGAAAGTATAGTAAAAACTATTACACCATCAATAAAAAGTTTCATGATCGATTACCGATGTTAACAGAAGCTGTATATAATGAATTAAAGACTAAAATAGAGAATTCAGATGTATTAATTATAGAATGTGCTACTGGAGCGGGAAAAAGTGTTACTACGGCTCCTATGTTATTACGAATATACGATTATAAGAAGAGAATATTACTATCTCAACCACGCACAGTTACAGTAGAAAGTACCGCTAGTATAATATCTCAACAATTAGATCTTAATGTGGGCGATTATATAGGATATCAATACAGTGGTGGACATGTAGAGGCAAAAAATACATTCGTTCATATAGTAACTGATTTCTTTTTAACTAAATTGTTTAATGTTCATGAGGAGGAGGAAGAAATTAAAAAGACTGGAATAAGAAAATCAAGAGTTGATTACGACATATTTATTGTTGATGAAGTACATGAAAGAAAGGCTGATATGGATATATTTATGTCTATAATGAAAATGTACTATAAATTCTTTAATGTCGAAGAGAATCCTGATATAGAAAAAAAGAAATTAATTCTTCTTTCTGCTACACTCGATGTCAGTAAATTTGTTAAATATTATTCTGCTGTGGCGAGAGTATCTCATATGAAAGTACCGGGAGTCAGTCAGCCTATTTATGTGACATATTTATTAGAAAACGAATATAAAAAAATAGAAGGAGATAATAATAAAGTAATCGATAAGATAATTGAGACTGTTGATTCATTATTATCTAATGAATATATGAAAAAACATAACTCGAAAGATAATGATACGGGTATAAAAGATTCAATTAAAGGAGATATTCTTGTATTTTGTCCGAATGAAACTTGGTTGACAAAATTGACCGATAACTATAAAAAATATAATAAAGAAAAAGTATTCTTTACATCTTTATCTCGAGCTACCAAACCGCGCGATCGAAATTATATAATTGCCAGTCCTGAGGAATCATATTTATTAGATCATTATGTGAGACGAGTTGTATTTTCGACACCGATAGTAGAAACTGGTATAACAATACAAGGAATAAAATTTGTGATCGAAACTGGTCTGATGCAATCTGTATTTTATGATGGGTTTACTGATCGACAGATAATCAAAATCGATAAAGTTAATCAAGCAAGTTCTATTCAAAGGTGTGGAAGAGCAGGAAGAACTGCACCAGGAGTCTGTATACGATTGTACACGGAGAATTTTTATAAAAATAAATTAGAGAAAAATATCACGCCCGAAATATACAAATCTAAAATACACGATCTAATTATTAAGATGGTATACTATACGGCTGATCTCGAATTAGCATTAATCTATATAAAAAACCTTCCTGATCACATTTCAACAAAATTGATCTCATCTGCTATGGATGAATTATATCATCATGGTATTATTGCTAATAATACATTATCCGAGAAAGGGATCTCGATACATAATATGGGTATAAATATGGAGTACTCATTATTAATAATAGAATCTTTTCGATATGGAATTCAGAATCATATTATACCCATCGTAGCTATGTTATTATCAGCTAAAAACGAAGGAGTTCGATCGGTATTAGATGATTCGACTAGCGAAAATAGAATGATGTTATATAATACGATTAAAAATCCATACGGCGATATAATTGCGTTTCTTCATATATATGAATTATTGTCTGATACATTTATTAAGTCAAATGTAAACTTGATCGAATCTTCGCATAAGAAAATTTCATATTATATAAGTGGCGAAGATAACGCTTTAACTGGATCCCCGATGTTATATTATGATCAATTATATATGTGGTGTGCCGAATATGGATTAAATTTTTATAGAATGAAGGATGTGATTACTAATGTGTTGGAAATAACCAAAACAGTTAAAGATAAAATAGGACATCATAAAATATATGTCGAAACTATTAAATATAATAAAATATCGGGGGGAACCGATGAAATGTATAAAACTATTAACCATATATTCTCTACATGTTATTACAAGAATAAAGCAGGATATATACCAGAAATAAAAAAATATATACTATTGGAATCACCGACAGCTAAATATGCAAATATACCAAAAAGATCGTTTATTCAGACAGATGAACCAGCAAAAGTAATCGGATATACAGATCTCGTATATGTTGAAATGGGAAAAACATTAGTTCCGATGTTCGTTTGTCCGTTTGTTATTATCGATAAATAATAAAAAAAGGTTTAAAGTAGTATATACATAATTTTTATATCTGTTTCATCAAATACATCTGAGTACATTTTATCGAGATTATCAATTGATTCTTGGAAATATAATTTTCGACAGTATTAATTCTATATTATTATCATAATCTACATATTTTTTTAATATAAGTTCGGTGTATTTAAATCTTAGATAATCTCTATTTATCATTTTATAATTAGTATTGAGTTTATTCATCGTGTTGTTGAACACAATACTATAAAAAATCTACAATTATTAATAAATAATAATTTTAAACTATTATATATGGAAAAATATCTATTATTTATACTCGTAATTATATTGTTAGTATATATTATGTTTAATTCGAAAAAAGAGGACGATGTAAAATATATAATCAATGATAGAAGGATTCCGTACACACATATGTATGCTGGTCCCCATCTTTCTCATAGACACCGTGAAGAAAGAGCTAGAATGAGACCTCGCGTATTTTCTTAATATTTATATCTATATTAATTACTTCGTGTATTACATCAATATCTATTTTTTTTCTAATATATTTAGTCAAGATATAATCATATACATCATAATCGCATGTATTTATAATTTTCCTGAATATTGTTTTGAGAATGTTACTTTTAAGCATTTTAATTTTGCCGATTGATGAAATCATTAATCTATTATCTTTAATATAGATTTTACGATCGCAGCACATTTTTTTGATCTTCGAATCATGATATAATTCTATCAAATCAAGAATAAAAACATCGACAATATCAGTATTATCGCATTTTGTCCATTCGATTAAATTTTGAGTCATATTGTATACTGAATTTGATAAAAAAATATTTATACTTTAATCTCTATTTTATTTCCATAAGATAATTCATATCCGATCAGTACACTATTATTTTTTATTGATCTACTACCCAATTCGATCGTTAAATAATCAATAAGAGCTTTAATATCTATGCCTGTTTTATATACACCACGTTCCTTAATAAATGATATATATCTACTATATAACGTCTGTATTAATAATTCGTTTCCTATTTTAACAACTAATTCTTGATCAATGAAATCTTTAATTGTGTCATATCTATTAACATATTGTTCTGTTTCGTCTTTAATTGAATCAGGATAATATACGATGTCATTATTATGAATACTATCTGCATAATTCTTAAGTAAGTAGAACATAAACACTCCCGAGGTTGTCCAATTGGATATTTTCTTATCTATGTGTTTATCCATATAAATTATATGAGCATATCGGTTCTCATATTTTTCCATTTTTTCTCCTGGTTCGATAAATAATGTTGTAAATGGAACATATCTTAGTCTTGCTTTCACAGCATATGTTATATCGTTTAATTTAGGAGGATTATTTGCGAGAACGAATAGATGTGATTGAGGAGTAACAGTCACTTCTTCATTCTCATATAATCCTCTGAATTTAATTGGATCTCCTCCAGTTAATTCTTTAACAATCCCCATATTAAAAGTTACTCCGTTACTTGGTTCGCTCGTAACTACTATACGCGATGATTTAAATGCGTTGAAATATGGTTTAGGTTTTCCTACTTCTGGTCTCGATCCAGTTAAAGCTGTTATATCTAAAGCACTATAATATGCAGATATATCAAAATTCTTGCTAATTAATTCAAAGAGTTTACTTTTACCATTTCTACCACCACCAATACATAATATTAGTACTTGATCTGTTTTATTTCCCATCAAACATCTACTCAGAAGATCAACCATATATTTTTTAATAGTTTTATCACTAAATAGATTATCAAAGTATACATCGATCTCATCATATATCTTTAATTGTGTATTATTAAGTTCTTCCAATTTATATCCGATATAATTAACGGCGGTTTGTACTGTAATATAGTCATTTTGTTTTCCGTTTCTGAATTCTAATTTATCTAAATCGAATATACCATTCTTAAAAGCAAATAGATTCATATTTAAATTTATTTTACTATGGAATTCGTCATCTCTTATTTTATTAGTGAACGATTTAATATAAGTATTTTGGTCTTTAACAGTTTTTAATCTGTGCATAGCATTTGTTATTTTATTAAGTTTAGATTCATATGGTTTTACATCAACTACAGTCTCTATCGAATTAGCTATACAATCGAACTTTTGTTTAGTAATATTTAGCATACATTGACCGAAAATGTTTACTAAGTCTATCTCGATATAATCTCTAATACGTCCATCATTTTTCATTGGTTTCCATATATGATTCTCAAATACAAATAGATGAGATTTGGTATCAACAATAACAGATTTATACACATCGCCAATAGTTATTTTTAATAAATCTCCAAAATCAGAATCTGTCCATTTATTTAAATGATTACTAATTTTTTTCATAAGACTCGCATTTATGATTTCGTAATAGATTGTTTGACCTATTTTTTTCGATAATTCATTAGTTTGAGATAATACTAAATCGTCATATAACCATGTATTTAATTGATTGAATGATTTATAATATTTATCTGTTGGAGATGCTGTTTTTGATGTGAGAGCTATTTCCCATAATTCAACTAATTTATTACGATCGTATTTTTTTGATTTTTTAGAAAACTTTTTAACAGATTTGAATAATCGATAATCTTTATCAGAAGCAGATGCAATACATAATACTACACACTTCCATTTCTGAAAAGAATCATATCTGTCGGAATTATAATTATCTAATATTTTGTCTATTCGATCAATATCATCTGGTGTTATATTCTTATTTGATTGTTTATCGGTTATATTTTTACTGATTGGTATAGTGTGTACTATCAAATTGTTATTTTGAATTATAGACACATCTTTACGACCTTGTATAGAAAATGTCTTAATAAGTTGAAGCGTTTCCCACTCAGGGGGTCCGTTTAAAGTAATTAATTGATTGTCTGAATAATAATGAGTTATATCGTATGTATGTGATCCATCTTTGCTGGACCCATACATTAACCAAGGACCACTTATCACGCATCTATCGATTGCATCTGGATAATTAAATAACACTCCGTTCGGATGTTTACATAATATGTTATCTGCTTCATCGCATATATATTTCATAGTAGTATTGTTAACTGTAATCTCGGGAATGATAATATGCACACCATCTTTATAAAATTTGCCCTTATCAGTATCCAATATCGAATATGTTTTTCTATTAAACACATATATAGTTGGATGTTTCTTGAAGGAATATAAATTATTTAAGATGAAACAGTAGGTTTTGCATATTTCTGCAAGAACATCTGGTGTCATGATCCTATCCAATGATGATTTGTGTGGACGTTTGACGTCTATGTCTATTATAACTGGCTTGATATCAGGATTCTTCTGAACAAATGAATAAAATTTGTTTTTATATTCATCGATATGTGATAATTTCTTAATCGAATCAAGAGCTATCGCATATCTATTAATAAACATATCATAATTTGATCCAATAAAATTATACTTGCCACCTTGAACAGACATATGAGTAAATTCTCCTTGAGATTTATTGTTATCAACGAATTCGTCAAACAATGCAATATTTTTTTTATGATCGTTCATTATATATAGTTAATATAGATTAATAATTTTTTAATAAATAGTTAATCGATTTTATTCGAATTAAAAAAAATAAATTGTATTATATGTCTTTTTAAAAAGATGTATTAATAAGATTTCTTGTTCCAGTTAAGGAATTCTGCATCGGTAATGGTAATGTATTATTAAATGCTTGAGTAAATGATGGATTAATTTTCATTGGTATCATATTTGGCATTCCAATTGGTGGTGGTTGATTAGCTATTAATGAAACTGTTGGGATTATAGTTGTTGGTTTATATGTTTTTTTACCTTTTGGTTTCTTCTCACAGTATTTTGCATATTCTTCTGGATTTGATTTACCCCAAGCATCACGTTTTTCATTAGCTGATTGAATATCTTGAGCAGATAATAGAATATATTTGTCGTGTTCTGATTTATTTGTTTCTTTAAGATGTAACCATGCTTCTCCCATTTCTTGTTGAATTCCCCATTTAAATCCAGGTACTCCAGTAATAGGATCTTGATAAATCTCTTCTGGTTTATTTGGATCTTTATTAGTTAATGGTTTATTTTGCATATCGGTTCTGGTAAATGTGGTTTTATAAATACCTGAATTTGAGGTTCCTGTTGGTTTCTTTTTTAATTGCATCATAGATTTATATTTCGCAACCATTCCATCGAAAATTGATTCTCTACACACTGTTTGATATGTTTGAAAAGGATTTTTTCCTGCATTTGGTAATCCGAGTGGTTTTTTAAGTTTTCTTGTTTTTGGTGAAGTATTTGATGTGATCGAATTAGCAGATAATGTACTGGCAGTCGTAATTGAGGTTTTCAACTTCTCTTCGAATAAAGATAATTGAGATCTCATATATATAATGTCTGTGTGACATTTTTTTACTTCTTCCAATAATGCGTCTAATTTTCCATCTAATGTTGTGTTCATGTTTATAAATAATCTAATTATGTATGTTGTTAAATTCTATATTAAAAATCGATTTTATTTTTAATTAACAAAAAAATTAGATATTCTTGATCAAATACACAGCTTCAATTGATAGATTTTTTAATAAGTCATTATCTTTAAGCAATTTGATCGAACTTCTTATACCCTCGACAAAATTGCCGAAATCCTTTTTACTGAAGTCAAATGGAGATATATCGTTGAACAATTTTGAATAATCGAACGTGAACGCATCATATATTTTTAGATAATTATCGTATACGGTTTGAACGTCTTCAATTTTAAAACTTTTTTTAATATTATTAATGATAACATCAAATCCAAAATTTTTACTATTAATTATACTACAATGATCATTAGCAATTCTGCGTTTATATATATGTTTATTATAATCTGTTCCACAACAATATGCAAAATTGATCAATTTAGTTAATCCTGTGCCATCTATAGGAAATTTCAATAAATCTAATACATGATATAGATATTTAATACGTAATGTAGAATCGTTGTGTTTATAATCATATACAATATTATTGCATCCGAATATTAAACCATCGGAATCGGAGGTTAAAACGTAGTCAATGTATCCCATTTTATTTAAATAACCACAAAATGCTTCTGCATCGTGCTCATCAATAGTTATGTGAGGAATATTCATTAGTGTAAATAGATCTTTCATATAAGTTATTTCTTCTTTTCTGGGCGCAATGTTTATTTTGACATTTAGTTTATGCATCTCATTTGTTATATTTATTTTCCTCATAATGTCGTCGTCCCCGACTACTATTAATTCATATTCAGCTTTTAATTTAGTAAATTGTTCTTTATATTTATTCGTTTGATCGTCTCTAGATAATATTGTATCTTTTTTAAGTGGTGGTGGGGTTCCATCGAATACAAATATAAATTTGATCTCATTTATTATAAAATTTTTAATCATTTTAATAAAATATGCATACATTGGATGAGGATTATCGGTTGATCTCGCATAATTCGCTTTATATGCCCAGATACTAAAATCTATAGCTATTGTTTTAGATTTCATATCTTTTAATTGTATATTCACTCCCGAATATCCCTGATTTTTAATATATGTGGTTAATTGTGGTGTGCCCATTTATAAATAAGTATAAATAATAAATCAATTTTATTAATGGGTAAAAAAATTGATTTTAGTATTTGGGCATATAAAGCGAATAATAAATCAGTTTTATTAATGGTGAAAAAAATAAATCAAATTTTATTCTGTTGACTACAAAATATCTGCATTAAACCCATTCCATCACCAATAGTATATTCTATTATTAAAGGTTCGGAATTTGATAGATATATCTTAATGACTGGTGATATTTTATGTAATTTAGATAGTTTTAATAAGGCACCAACATTAAACGTACTTTTAACCATACTTGATGGAGTCGATATAAATACAAAATTAAAACTTTGAGGATTTCTTATAGAAGAACACAGATTTCCTACTTCATAACTATAATCTATAACAATTTCTCCTTTAGTTAATTCACTACACATAATGTTGAACACATTAGTAAACGAGTTTATTTTAACACAATTTTTATGAAAATCTACTGATTCTTGTTTATAAATTGTCTCATACTTCGTGTCTTTGTTTTTAAGAGTTATTGGACTGTATCCGATAGTACCATTAATATTAATTATTGTGTCGACGTATGATTTTATCTTTTTATCTCTATCATTACTCAATATTCTAAAGAAACGTTTATTATCACCACTATATACTAAAAAGGTTACTATATGATCTTTTGGGATAGATTTTAATGTTTTGATTAATAATTCTAGTTCTATTTTAATCACTTCTCTATCAACTGATAAATCATAAGCAGATAATTTATCAGGAAATATCTTACATTCATATCGAATCATATCTTTATGAATATTATCTGTTTGTGTAAATGAAAAACCAGTTTTATCAAACATTATATTAATATATTTATCTTTACCTTTAATACAATCTAATAAAGTAGCAAACATAGACGGTTTATCACACGATACACGAACTGTATGTTCTATTTCTTTAGTATTAATTATTTTATTAGCCATTTTTGTTGAAATTATTATGTTTGGTGGATATAAATTACTAGTATTTATATCGTGGATGGCATCATTAATATTAAGATTTTTATTTTTCTTTGGTCTTCCTTTTTTCTTCATTAATAATAATTATATATACATACGCTCTATATAAATATGTTAGTGATTGTTATGTCTGTTTGCTAAAATTCTATTTATTATTCCCTTTGAAATAATATTAGGATCTCTGGAAGAATCTATACCAGATCGAAGACAACTTTTTTTACTCAAATCAAATTCGTATACAACACTTTCTTTTTCACCTCCCATTTTAGATAAAATGGAGTTTATATTGGGGAATTTATATGGTTGTAATCCATTTACATAATGATCGATTACTCTAGAATTGTCATTAAATTCTTGGTTTCTTCTCTGATTCATCATAGCATAATATTGATATTTTTTATTTCCCAAATCGTTAATTGCCGCTTTCATGTTTATAAGTTAATACTAGAATAAAAATAAAATCGAATTAATATCAATCATATTATTAAAAATGAAGAACGAATTCTATAAATCTTTAGTATCAAGTACATTATTAACTTGTATAGAATATCCAATCGGATTGTTAGTATCTAGAAAACAAATGGGTATGTCTTTAAAAAATATTAATAAATCTAATTTCGGAGGAGTTTTTCCAACAGTTTTGGGAGCTATTTTTATGAAGACGATTAATTATCCTCTATATAAAAAGTTCTGTGGAGAAAACTATAATCCATTAGTAAATACAGCAGCTTCTATAGGCTCGTCTGCAATAACTATAGCACTAACTAACTGTTTCTTTGTTACGGGCACTAATATAGGTTTATATGGTTCTACTTTTAGTACATTAAAGTATTGTTTTAAAAATCCGACTATGTATACTAAAGGATTATCTGTATCGTTATTTGGTATTGTTGATAAAATGATAACGTTTAATATATATACTTATCTTAAAGATAATAAAAAATATACACCATCAGAAGCAGCGTTTATATCTAAAACTATGGCGGTAGTCTTAACATATCCTTATAAAGTTATAAGAACGAGAATGAGATCGATGAAGAGTGATAGTAATTTACGCAGTTCATTTCACAGACCACTATATGCGGGGTTTTGGTTAAATTATATACGAGCAATACCTATAAATATGTTATACTTTGTATTAATGGACAAATATTTTTAATACTTTTTTTATTTTTAAAATTACTATATATATTTATTTAGTTAATATGATCAATATTTCATCGGAAGACTCTTCGTATTTCTATAAAAGGATTATTTCACTATTATCTGAGTTATATTATACGAATATATATAATTTAATTAAGAAGTGTGTTTCTTCTGAAGAGCAGAATGAAATGGAATACTTTAAATCTAGTCTACAAAGCATGGTCGACGTGGTCAAAAAAAACACAGAGAGTTTTTACGCTAAATTTAAAACAGGATTTGAAGATCCTTTATTATTGGATAAATGTGTGAGTAATCTTGATTTTCTTCATAAGAAAATATTTCCCAAAACATATACAAGTAAAGATATGATCTTTCAAAAAATATCACAAGAAGAACTATTTTTAAGTATAATAATGTATACGACCAGAGAATTATATCGTAATCGACATTTGTTTGATACTAATACTAAAAGTTCATCAGAAAAGATAATGCAAGTGAAGAAATCTATTAATATAATTAAAAAAAGTATTAAAAAATCTATATCAGATACTTTTATGAATGTATTTGTTAATAATCTTAGTAGAGAAAGAATGACTGATATGAAACACATAAATATTTCAAACGGCACAAATATATCAATTCCGGAATACAAACTATTAAAATTAATAGAAGAATCGTCAACAGATGGAACAATACATCGAGAAGAAAAATCATTTACACAAAATGAACTGCTATATAATAAAGAAAAAACATCGATAGATGATTCGATATATAGCAATAAAGAAAAATCACCAATATATAAAGATGGAGGATTTTCAGATAACCCTTTTATCAGGAGGGGTATAAAATAAGGTAAAATATATGAGATCACTATAATAATTATTGTTGAATAATAATTCGATATCATGCAATTGTATTTTTTTATTACCATATTTATGTTTAATGATATTAAGTAATACAATCATAATAGATGGATTATCAATATTATTCAATAATTTAAAGTATAAAACTCTTTTTTTGGCTAATACAATATCCATTATTTTTGACCAATATGGAAAATACATATTAAACTCTTTTATCGTTTGTTTATTGTTACTGTTTAATATCGCTATATTAAATACATCTTCTCGATTACCGATTATTCGTTTTCTTATAACACCTTCTTTAGAATCATATACTTTTCCATCTAAATTTATACAAGATATTATTATATCTCTGCTACATAATTCTGTATATGATTTATATACACGAAACTTATAATTATTAATATTATTATTAACAATTCCAAGTGGTATTATCCGATTATGTCTTATATTGGTCAATATATTGATATTTTTACATTGAAGAAGATAAATATGTGTGAACCAGATATCTGGCTGTGTTTTAATGATATTATGGACAAACGATTCGATTTTAGTATCTAATAATTTCGCATATTTGTTCACATTACTTGAATCGGGTATATGATTATTGGTTATATATTTGTATTCATTTCCATAATAGTAGATTCTTATATATATGCCATCGATTAGGGGAAATTTATTAACAATATCCATATTTCCACATATTAATTTTATGTTATCAATATCTTCTATATCTAACATAAAATCTCGATATTTTGTATTGAGTTCATTAATATAGATAATATTTAACATTTCATTATCTCGACTTACTAAGTGTGTTTTTTTAAGGATTTTTTGTATCTGAATGTAATTGAATGGATTGGCTGTTTTAATTTTATTTATTAATGAGATCATATGTATTTTTCTAATATTATTAAATTATATTGTATATTATATATAAGTATTAATATGCTTGCCAAAAGCGTTAAAATAAGAAAAAAATTTGATAGATGGAATCGTTTATCTAACGATGAAAGAAGACTGAAACTGTCGGAATTATATAATAAACCAGTGGATGATGATATGATTGTATATTTATCTGAGTTATATAAATCATATTTAGAAAATTATTCTAAATGTTTTGAGTCATATGATAAATTAATTAAAGATATAAATTCGAACAATAATAATTACATTTTTAATATTTTGATAGAAACATATCCATTAATTATACCAATTATCGAGACGATAGCTAGCATTAATAATATAGAAGTCAATATAAGTAATTTACACTTAATATATGATAAAGAAAGTAGAGTGTTTAGGAAACTAAATGGTATTGTTTATATCTCTGGTATATTAATACCTAAAAAGAATAAATTTAAGTCATCGGCAAATATACTCAGATCGTCAGAATACATTTATATAATGAGTACTGCAACATTTATAAGAGATGTATACGAATTATTAAAATACGAAATAATAAATAATAATTTGATCGAACTAACTGATGATTTTATAATGAAAAGTGAATTACTTAAATTAGATCAAGAAGTGCCGATTTTCGATATACAATACAGTAATTATAAACAATTGTCTTTGGAAGAGGCTCAAGGATTTGAACATGCAGAAGTAACATTTGATCAAAATAAAGAATATGATGTTGATGAATTTAGTTCATCGAATATTGTTGTAGATGATAGAACTCATTTACATAATATCATAATAGTGATCAACTCCAACATATTTTATAACAATAGAGATATAGATAATATGTACGAAATAAATAAATTGATATCATTGGTGGAAACAATTAAAATACAATTGAATAAATATATAGATGGATTGGACACAGAATCATATAATATAATATATAACGTATTTTCGTCGTTTGCATTATTGATAGTATTAATAATTAAAATCTTTACTCTAAACGAATATAAAATTAATACTCATAGTAATATTTACTTAAAATTTAAGAATAGTTTGGTCGTTAAAAGTATAAATAAATATGGATATGTGAAACAGTATTTATTATATATATTTGAATCATTATTTGATGAGGATTTCAAAATAATGCACGATAATAAGATTAAGATAGATAAAATAATAGATGGTGTATACAAGGAATATAAACGTAATATTGATTCGGTTGTTCATAATATTAAACCCGTAATAACGGAAGATAAAATAGTACTGCCAGTTAAGGGAGAAATCAGTTTTAAATTATTAAATATATTCAGTAATGGAAAATATTCATTATTTGATGGAAATAATAGAAGTCTATATCCCTATAATCATATTTCCGATAGAGGTGTAATATTTAACTATAATTTGAATAGAAATATTAATAAAAATATATATTATGATGAAATGTATATCGGTCCCAAAAACGAGTTAAAAAATAAATACGAATACATAAAAAGTGAAGAACCACAATTCATAACTATACAAGATACAAACAATTCAAACGAATATATTTATAGTATTATAAATAAATTGAAAATAAGAATTCATAATAAAGATATCGATCAATTATCTAAAAAAATGGAAGGAATAGGATACTTAAATAAAAGACAGATCGAGGATAATATAAATATTTTAGATACCAGAGAATATAAGTTATTTATCTTAAATGTGATGAAACGAGAATGGGAAATGTTACACGGAACTATAGAAAATACTAACATAGATATATATAAAGTACTGGATGATTATATAGTTGATACAGAAACGGCGGAGGATGTTTACGATTATATAAATCATTATATAGATATGACTAAATACTTCGATATAAGTATCATTTCTATAGAAAATAAACGAATTAAAGAACAAGAATTGAGAGAAGAGAGAATTAACATATATTATAATTTAACTCCTGAAGAAAAATTAGAAATAGATAAATTTGATTTCGCATCGGATGAATGGAATACAGAAATAAGTTTAAGAGCAGAATTATATACAGGAAAAAAATTAATTCCCGTAACTGATGAAGAAGAAGTAGAAGAAGAAATTGAAGCTGATTAATTTTTTACTTTGTATCTTCATCTAAATCATTAATAATAAGTTTATTATCGATCGGTTTATTATTTTCGGAATAATTCTGTGGTGATTGTACATATTGTTGTATTTCTGTTTGAGGAATTACTCTTTGTTGTACATATTGTTGTGTTTCTGTTTGAGGAACTACTCTTTGTTGTACATATTGATTAGGTATTTGTTGTGTTACTACTTGAGGTTGTACATATTGATTAGGTATTTGTTGTGTTACTACTTGAGGTTGTACATATTGATTAGGTATTTGTTGTGTCTGCACATATTGATTAGGTATTTGTTGTGTTTCTACTTGATTAGGTATTTGTGGTGTCTGTACTTGATTAGGTATTTGTTGTGTCTGTACATATTGAGGAGGTATTTGTACAGGTACTTCATTTTTTTTAGCTAATTCAGCGTTTCTTCTTTCCGATAATATTGTTTTATATTTTGCTTCAGTTACTATCCAACAACCATAATAAAATTTGTTAAAAATTAATACAATACAGACAATTATCATTACAGCAATAACAATAACAGCTACAATATTTTCCTTACAAAATTTCACAATAGAATTCATCATAATATATTTCGATTATATAATAATGAATATAATAATAAATATAATAATAAATTAGACAGAAATTACGCTTGTATAGATATTTCTCGATTATGGAATTTCATATTGATTTTTGTATTGTTATTAATATTTTGACTAATTCTTTCGGGTAAATAATGCTTTCCTAAATCATTTTTAAGGTCGATTTCTCTATTCATAGCATTTGCTCCTATTTTGATTGTTGATTTATTAGACGGTAGCATATTATCTAATAAACCACCTCGTTTTACTTGTAAATCGGCTATAATATCATTATAATATGGAGATAAATGTTTCACTTCATTATAATTAGCTCTATCTGGTAATTTTTGTTCGGATACTATAAATTCTTCAGGAATAAGAGTCATATGGCTTTCGTCATTCTTTATATTAGTAATTTCTGATATTGTTTGTTTACGACCAACATTAACACCAGGATTATTATAATCTAATAGTCCTCTTATATATCTGTTTTCTCCTAATTCTGCGAATTTAGTACTACTAGTAGATTCTTTATTAAGAATGAGAGGTATATATGTGGTTCCGTTAAAATGATCGGTGTGAAATGGATCTCTGGTCTTAAAATCCTGAGTCAGATGTTCGTATGAAGGATTTGGATTTCGACTCACTCGTTTTTTCAACCCACCATTTAAATACTCCGATAAGTATTTGTTAGATTTGATATGACTCGATTTATTTGCATATGAGAGAAAGGTTTTAAAGCATAATTCTTCTGGTGTTTTTAATATTTTATTCCAGAATGCTGTTGGATTTCTCATTTCTGGTGCTTTTAGACCAGAACTTCCCCCGTATCGTGGTATTTCTATTTGATGGAGACCAATATCTTTTCGAAGAGGTCTATTTTTTTCTGCTCTTAAAGATAGATTTTCTTTAGCTATTTTTTCAGTCATGAAATTATTATTGATTTCTAAGGGAGTTATTGTGGAAAAGTCATTATCGACTCCTTTTTCATACCGAAGTGGTTGTGGCCGCCAGCCTTGATTACTGATTAGATAATGATAGTGTTTTCTATCTGTATCGGAAACACTATTAATAGTATTGGGTAATATACCTTTAATTGAACCTGGAAATGATTTATACATAACTATATATTCTGTAGTAAAAAAAGAAATAATTTTAAATATTTAACTTTTTGCTTCCAACTGATAATTTACTATTATAAAATAATGCGACTGACTTTAATGAAGGTGGTTCAAATCGTATCTGATTTCCTTCTAATGGTTTGAATTTATTAATATAATTATGTATATCATAAATATACTTGACAAATGTTTTTCTATTATTAAGTACATTAATAGATAAAGGTGGTATTCCTTTAGCACCTTCTCTTATTAATTTACTATAATGACCTCTACATATTTTACACGGAATTATATTTTCAAGTGATATGATAAAATTAAACATATTGGTTATTTCTAATGATGATGGTTTATCACTATAATTCATAGAAACAGAGTGTAAAAATATCCACAAATGTGGTCCCCAAAAATTACTGACAATACCCATATAAATATATATGACTGAATGAAAAAATTAATATGTTTTGATATATTCGTAATTCAATTCTTTACATATAATTTCCCATATTTGATCATTCTTATTAATATTTCCAATAGAATTGCTTATCTTAATTAGTGGTAAATAATCATCGTAATCAGACAAAAGTTCGATTAATTTTCTTAAAACGTATGGAAATCCGAAAAATGATTTATTATTATATTCGCTATTATTTGATTTAAGAACAGTCCATACTTGATCAACTTCAGAAAACATATCCATTAATTTTTTTATATCTTCGGAACCGATAGCATTTGGTACATGTTTGCCATTAATTTTACATAAGAATATAGATGCGAATTTATAATAATTATTCAATTTTAGACCTTTTAAGATTTTATTGATAATAGAAATATTAAATGTATAAATACCATTATCTTTTGCATATTCCTTAATCAATTCTAATATAGAGTCACAATCTTTTGGGAGTTTTGTCATTTGTAATATCTTCAGTTTATCGGTAAAGTATGTTTTTTTCTTATGAATATTGATTTTATTGTTAATATTGCTCGGATCGGAATCAGAGACAAGAATATTTTCAGTCACATCTGTTAATATATACATACATTTATTACATCTGTATACTCCCGGTCGTATATACACGATATTTTCTTTAGAATAACACATTTTACAATTAATTATTCGATCTGTACTCTTAATATTATTAATATATCTTTCTTTATCTACAACAAGAATAAAATTGTCGCTGTGTTTCTTTTTAAACTTAATACTATTGGTTTTAGAATTACATATTGATACAGATTGTAATGTATTATTAATGTAATTATTGTATGAATCATTACTACTGTTTAATTTTTTGATTTCTTCTTCCAGATTATAGATTTGCAATTGTATATCGGCTATATTATTAGCATTTATATTTTTCATTAATTGAGTGGTTAATAATTGTTTTTTATTAACTAAATCTTGTGATGTGTATATTTTTTCCTTATCGAATTTAATATAATCTTGCGATAATTTATTATGATAAACATTTATATCTATATAATCTTCAGACATCATATATTAATATATATTTATATAACATTATTATTAATATAATGGAGGCAGAAGAAATAACTAAATTAAAGAATACAATCATTCAATTGAAAACGGAATTACAAAAATATACTCATACAGATGTATGTTCATATTGTGGATTCGGTCGATATGATGGTGTTAATTTAAAACAATGTGTTAAATGTAAACAAGTAAGATATTGCGATAAATTATGCCAACATCAAGATTGGATTAATCACAAAAATACATGTAAAAAATAAACTTATTTCATAGATATAAAGAACTTTACAGCTGAATATAATACTACATACATTATTAATTGTATGATAATACCTTTTGCCGATATTTTTTTTTCGTTATGTATTTCGTTTCCTGTATGTTTAGTAGTAACAGTATGATAGCCTTGTATAAACATACCTATGAGATTTGTCGTAAATTCACTTCTAATTATGATCAATAATATAAATCCGATAATAGCGTCAACTATTATTGATATGATAGGAAATGTTTGAGTAAACGGTGTCATTTTTTCCCGTAGTATTTTTTTCATTTTCTTCTTCTTTTTCGTATTCTTATTCACATTTTTATTATTCTGAGATAATTGCTGTGTAAAAATGGCATTACCGTTCATTGGTTTTTTTAATTGCGGTGCTCTTTGAGGTTCATCATTACCAGATGATAGTTTATTTCCTGGAAAATTAATAAATTCATTTAATTTCGCCTCATCAAAATCCATAATCTATATTAAATACAGATAAAAAATAAAAATGAATTATATATAGTACTAATATATAAATGTATAATAATTTGACCGAAGATCTTTTGATATCTTATGTATCTTGTGGAAATAGTTTTGCTAATTCTCACTTGAAATCATATAATAATGTTATTAAAAATGATTTAAGTAATATCATAAAACAATTCAATCCTATTACTCATGTATCGCAAGATGATCCGAATGGTAAAAAATTAATAGTTACAATAGAATTCGACAATATATCTATTGATCATCCTCATCAAATTATCGATGGACGAGTAGCTTATATATTTCCTTCTCATTGTAGAGCAACAAAAACATCATACACTATTAAAATTAAAGCGTCATATTCATTTAGAATCGTATCTGAATTAAATGGTATATCGACTACATTATTAGATTACAAAACTAAAGATTTATTAGATTTAGGATCTATTCCCTGTATGGTTGGATCAGAATTATGTAATACATACGGTTTAACTAAAGATCAATTGCAAGATCAAAATGAAGATAAATTTGAGATTGGTGGTTATTTTATTATAAATGGATTAGAGTATATGATTATACCTCAGGAAAATAAGATTTCTAATAAAATATATAAGAACATTGATACTTTTATGGGGATAACAGAGCATAAAGTGTGGGGTGCGTTTAAAGTATCAGATGCATATATGTATCCATATTATACCGAGGTTGCGATTGACAAAAATGATTCGATATGGATATCTGTATCTGTATCTAAGAAGAATAAAATAAGGTTTCCTCTATCTGTATTCTATCGTGCTATGGGAGTTGTTACCGATAAAGACATAGTTGATTCTATTGTCTTAGATTCGGAAACCGATGTATCAGAATTTCTATCTGTGTCTATTGATAGAAAAGATCCAAACTTAAAATATGGAACTAGAAAGAATAAAAATAGAAAAATAGTTTATAACGGAGATAAAATTCCTACTAGTTCTGAAGATATACTGACTCAGAGAGACGCATTATTATTTATAGGAAATGTTTATTGTAACAATACATATAGTAAAAAACACGATACAGTTGATAAGAAAATAATATTCGCCAACAACAAATTGTTTAATGAAGAATTGTTTCCACAAATAGGTACGATTGAAAAATTACCAGAAAAGATCTTGTTGTTGAGTAAAATGGTTAGGAGTTGTATCCGATTGAAATTAGGATTGGAAGAAGTAACTGATTCTCTGAATTATGGTAATAAAGATATTATTACTTCAGGAATTCTATTCGGTCAATTAATAAGATATGTATATAATAACGAAGTTATCGGAGGGGCTTCTGGTATTAAGAAAACTCTCAAAATGCAGATGAAAGAATACTCCAATACTAAGAATTATGAGAATTATATGAGAGATAATTTTAATAGTAGAAAATTTGATAAATTAGACCGACATATAAGTTCGGGAGAATGGCCAGCTGGTAGAGTTAAAGGCTTTAATACTAAAGCTGGTGTATCTTCTTTATTGGAGCGTAAGAGTAGATTGGATACAATTGCATATACCCAAAAGATAGTTATTACAAGTAAAAAGAAGGGAAAAGATGATCGTACTCCTGATAGTGTAAGAAAATTACATCAATCATTGTGGGCGTATATAGATGCATACGATACTCCAGATTCATCTAGTGGAATAGGAAAACAGAAATATAAAACTATCTTTAGTGATATTTCTATAGCCAGTGATTCAAATGTATTAATACTATATATTAACAGTCTTATGAATAGTATGGCAATTCATGAATGTAAAAATATACTACCTAATAAATTAATTGGTTTATCTAAAATACTTATTAATGGATATATGAAATATTGTGTCCAATTTGAGTTATTAAGGGATGTGTACGATGAACTTGTATCTGCGAGAAGAAAGGGACAAATTAATCGATATACTAGTATTGAATTGGATTTTAATGAGTGGGAAATACGTATTTATACTACCTCGGGAAGATTTATTAGACCCGTATTTGTAGTCGATCAATCTACACAGAAAACATTATTCACTGTGGAACACTATAATAAATTGCATAAGGGATTTATTGATTGGAATTGGTTAGTTGATAACGGTATTATAGAATATGTCAATATATCAGAAGAGATGAATAGTTTAAGGATCGCATTTTCATTCGATGATTTAAATCGAGGAAATAATATATATACTCATTGTGAATTATGCGATATATCTGTGTTGTCGGTGACTGTTTTATCAAGTCCGTTAGTTAATAGAATGCAGGGACCGAGAGTTACTTTCGGTTGTTCTTTGTGTAAACAAGCAGTTGGTATATTTTCTCCTAATCATTATTGGAGAATGGATACTGATGGATATGTTTTATGTGGTGGACAAAAGCCTTTAGTATCTAGTTTGGCAGAAAAGATAACTAATATGGCGGAAATGCCTGGAGGACACAATGCTATGGTTGCAATAACAACATTTAGTGGATTTAATATAGAAGATTCGACAATCGCTAATAATCAATCAAAGGAATATGGATTATTCGATGCATTTATTTATAAAGTTAAATCAGATATGTTAACTACCGATAAAGAGAGATTTGGTCTCCGAGATCCCAATAATACTAAATTTCATAAAGGAATAGATAAATATCATGCTATCGGAAAAGATGGAATGCCTATTGTTGGAAAGGTAGTTAATTATGGCGATGTATTGATTTCTAAAGTTAGATTGATTAATAAAAGCGAAGTTGAGAGTTCATTTAATAAAATGGAATATGAAGATAAAAGTAAAGTTTATAAGGAAATTATGCCAGGAACAGTAGAAAGAGTTATGCAATCGTGGAACAGTGCTCAACATTTGATAATACAGGTTAAGATCAGAATACTAAAAAAATATGAAGTGGGTGATAAAGTAGCTACACAATGTTATTCTAATGATACAAAAGTATCGACATTACGTGGATGGTTGTCTTTTAAAGAAATTACATTAAATGATTGTGTATTATCTTTAAATCTGTCGACAAAGAAGACTCAATATAATTGTATTGATGCTATATATTCATATAGTGGAATTGGAAAGAAAATGGTTCATTTTAAGAATAAATATATCGATATGTTAGTAACAGATAATCATAGAATGGTATTTAAGGAAACCAATAGTAAAGATTATATATTGAGAAAAGCCAGAGATATTGTCGGTATGAGTGGTTCGTTCTTAAATTTAGATGGAGATTATTCTATCGAAAAGAATGAATCTACTGTGATAGAGAATTATAATAAAATGGTATATTGTTGTTCTACTAAATGGTCTACATTATATGTATCGAGAAATGGACACAGTATGTTTAGTGGAAATAGTTCTCAAAAAGGAACGAATTCACTATTATTTAATGCATCTGATTTTCCAAGAACTGAACAAGGACTTATACCTGATATAATATTTAACCCTCATGGTTTCGTTACTCGAATGACAGTACCACTTCCGATAACAATGGCTTTGGGTTTGATTGCTATAGATAAAGGAATAAGAATTGATGGAACACCGTTTAATAAAATAAGTATCGACTCTGATATAATTGATGTAATGAAAGAAAGGAAAATAGAGGGAATGGTTCCGATGATTAATGGAGTGACTGGACGATATATGGATGTTCCTATATTTGTGGCTCCTCTTCATTATCAAAGATTAAAGAATATGGTAGCTGAAAAGGTATCTTCGAGAGAAACGGGATTTTGTTCTCCTAATACTAGACAACCTGTTAAGGGAAAAAAGAGAAATGGTGGATTTAAATTAGGAGTTATGGAATTTCAGGCGATCGCCGCTCATGGTTCTCAAGAAATTATGAGAGAGAAATCATATAATCATTCTGATGGATTTGTAGTATATGTGTCTGATGATACTGGAGAAATATGTATAGGAAATGAGGATGAACATATATTTAAAGACGGATGTGGTGATACAAGAATTTCTAGAGTGGAAATACCATTCGTATTTATGATAGTTAAGTATTTAGTGTCTGTGATGGGTATAAAAATGAAATTAGTATTGGAGAATGATTAATATGGATTTTTTGATATCTACACCTTCTTATTGTTATTATTGTTATTATTGTTATTATTGTTACTGTATTGTGATAATATGCATTTTTTCAGTTTATCTTTCCATCCTTATTTAAATTAGCATAGTCGTGTGGAAAATATCCTAATGTCGAATGAAAATCAAGATAAATATCCTATAATAATTTAAGTTCTTTTTCAGTCGAAGCAAATTCGATCTTATCAGGAGTTAAATAAGGTATTTTCACTAATCCAGAATCAGAACCTAATACATTTTTAGACAACGATATGTATAATAATAAAAAGGTATAATTTCTATATATTTCATTATTTAAATATTTGGTCAAATTGAAAATATTATTGTCGATCGGTTCTGTCTTTATGTTTGTTAAACTTTCATCGATTAGTTCGCTATTAAATGTATGATAAAACATATCTGAGTTATCTGCTTTTTTGGTGATACACTATTTTGTATCCATCTGCCGTAATATTGTGTATTATATTCTTTATAAGTTTTTCAGAATTTGATAACCGATCATTATTTTTAATAATATCTGTTTGTTTTATCATAAATTTCATATTTCCTGAGAGTGTTTCCGATTTTATTTGGATAATAATACACCAATAACAACACCAATAATATAAATACTACTACTAATAAAGCAGATATAATCGGATGAATTTTAACCCAATTTTATACGGATAGAAATATTTCTTTTATACTCATTATATAAAAATAGTAAAGAAATAATACTTATTCTTTTTTCTATTTTAGCGATCCATCCTTGTTTAAATTATCATAAGTCTTTGGAAACACTCCAAAATCATATTCATTTGGTTTTTCTAATTCTTTAACTAAAGTTAATTTTATATCATCAGACTTTAAACTAGGGAATAGAGATTCTTTGGATTTTACATCTATTATATATTTTTTCAATGATATGCACATTAATAAAAGTGTATAAAGTCTATTTATATATTCCTCTGAATATTTTACGAATTTGTTAATATTCTGTGAAGGCACCTTAGATTTAGTTAAATCGTTTTTTATTGTCTGTGAGGATAATATACGAGAAATCTTATCAGTTTTTAGATCTGTCCGTATAATACGGTTATTAAAATGAAAACTATATGTTCCATTATCGTAATCGAGACTTTTTAAATTTTTCTTAAGATAATAATATGTGCTGTCTGTCCCCAAAAAAGAACGGCTGACTAATAAATCTTTTATTATATTATGCTGTTCGATCTGTGATATCAGGTTATTCTTTAATTTTTCTTCTTGTTTTTTTGCCTCTTTTTCTGCTTTTTCTTCTTGTTTTTTTGTCTCTTTTTCTGCTTTTAATTCAGCTTTAAAACCAGGCATCTTCTTTTCGTCCGCTTTCTTCTTCTCCGTTTCCAATCTCTCTTTTTCTTTTAATGTTGCTGCTGCTTTTTCTGCATCCAATCTCTCTTTTTCTTTCTTTTTACTTTGGGTGAATAATAATATGCCAATAACAACAACAATTACAATAATAACAATAAACCAGAATAAAATAAATACTACTACTAATAAACCAGATATAATTGGATGTCTTTTAATAAAATTTTTAACCCAATTAAATACAGATAGAAAAGCTTCTTTTATATTCATTATATGAACCCAGAATAAAAAAATATTATCTTATTATTCCAAACAATTAATAACAATATTATAACTATTTATATTTGCCGATAGATGGATTTTTTTAACATTATAATGCATGATCTCAGGAACGGATTTAGAATATAACAATTCCATAAATAAATATACACAATTATTAAAAGTATTGTGTCCGAGTATATATTTAACAATCCTATTATCATCTGTAGAACCGTATTTAATAGATTCATTTCTTTCTAATAATGCATTAACTATACCTATAATATTGGGAGAAAATGAGCCCGATATATTGTTTTTAAAATTATAATATTCGCTGATTTCCTTTTCTTTATATTTCGAATAATACAGAATATCGTGTACTGCTCTTAAATTACAAGATATGATTGCTGCTATCAATGATCGAGAACACGATATATCAACATCGATAACAATATCTCCAACATCTTTCTCTTGATATAAATTTACTTTATCGCCATTTAATATTCTAATGCATCTATTATAAAGTACTGTCGATCTATTTATAATTGTATAGGGGAACATTTCCATACTTAATGCTTGGCTATATGTTCCGTCATAATTAGATGCAACTGATTCTTTTACATATGGTTGTCCAGCTTTAATTACTCTATTGCCTTCTTTATTTAAAAAATCTGTAGTTGCGTAATCTTTACATATCATTACATGAAATTTTTTATTATTATTTGGGGCAAATGTAATTATGTTCAAATTATCGTCATTATCTTTGTGACCGCAGACGGCTCCAGCAGTTTGCATTTCAGATTCTACTCTAGCATTTTCTTTATCGTAAGGATATATCTTATGGGAAAATTTGTTTGACATTTGGTAATATTCTTATTATATTAATCAATTTTAATTTTTATGATACACATCCTATAATGACTTCCAGAATATGTATACTTGGTCTAATAGGAGACTGCAGCGATATAAATACTGTTAAGAATATTAAAAAAGTACAAACAGATTATTTAAACAGTTTCATTAATGAGCACGTATTGACAACTATGCAAAATAATAATAGTACATCAACAAACATACAGAGTATTATAGCTAAAGCAGTTGGTAATGTTATAATATCGGATATCAAAATGAATATATATTCCGAATTAACATCGGATACAAGTATTCAGATAAACGAAACAATCGATAATGAAGATGTCATCAATACTATGATCGATACATTAACTAAACAATCTATCGATATAAGTACTAAAGGAGTAACTGAGCCAAATTGGTCTGGTGGTAATCAAACGATGACATCAGAAGAAGTTGATATAGTTCATAATATTAAAAATCAATACCATTCTATAAATAAAACAGAAAAAAAATCATCGTGTATATCTAACATTTTGAATTCTCAGGTAATTAATGTAGATGCGGGAAATAATGTCATCATTAAAGCAATTAATATGGAAACTACTTCTAAATTAGTTTCTAAATGTGTTTTGAGTTCTATCACTAATATTATATCGAAGATCAAATTATCAACGAATGTAAAAATCTCAGATTCTAGCGATACATCATCCAGTTCTACTAAAACAGGTATATTAGATACGATAATGGGATCCGAGAGCGTAACTGCGGTAGGAATGAGAGTCGCGATGGATTTCCTCACACAATATTGGCCATTAATAGCTGTAATAATAATAGCTGCAATCGCAATTCCTTCATTAGTTGTAATAGTAGTATCTTTATTTAAGAAAAAACCAGAAACAACTGCTATGATTGAACCCGAAGCAACAACTGAACACGAAATTAATGTATCTAAATTATAATAAATTTATTTTTTATTTACTAATATATATAAAAATGAATATTAGCAAAACTGTTATTCGGAAAATTATTATGTTTACTGTTGGATTATTACTGGGTATCATATTATTGATAATGATAATCAGTATGTTTGCGGGAAAGGAAGAAGAAGAAGAGAAAAAAATATCATCCGTACATATTTATAATGAAGAAGTCACAAATCATTGGACTGTAGCAAATACTATTATTAGTATCTCCTTATTTATTATCGGAATGAAAATGTGTACAAAATTTGAATCATATGAACGATGTTTATATGAATGTAATAGTAATGTGAAAGATATCCAAAAAAATGCCATTAGTATAAATAGATATTATGTATGTTGTAATAAAAAAGAAGAATTAGTAGAAACAAACAATGATAAAGAAGTAATAGTAGATAAAGAAGTAGTAAATGATAAAAAAGAAGTAATAGTAGATAAAGAAGTAGTAAATGATAAAAAAGAAGTAATAGTAGAGAAAGAAGTAGTAAATGATAAAAAAGAAGTAGTAAATGATAAAAAAGAAGTAATAGTAGAGAAAGAAGTAGTAAATGATAAAAAAGAAGTAATAGAAAATACTCCTTCAATAATTTTATATCAAAAAGATGAATTAGGATTAGAATAAAAAATTTATATTTTCCAGGAATTATTACAGGTGAGACATCTATAAAATATAGTCGCCGCCTCATCCGAAGATCTAGTTTGTTTATCATATAAATATACATTTGCCTCTTTACATTTAAAGCAAATTTCAATTGAATTAGATTTAACTTTAGTATAACTGATTTTTTTATTTTCTTTTTTATCTAATTCTTTCCAGATACTACATTTAAAATCATCTTTAAGTAAAATATCGATAGATGAATAATAATCTTTATCATAACTTTCTGATTCTGGATCTATTTTCATCATAGAATTACTATATAATATATTGATCATCTGTATTAATATACTTTTATCTGTTTCTGAATATTTATTAGTCGCATAAAATTGTACTTTCTTTAATACTATAGTTGAGATATTTTCTCTTGTGTCGTTGTATGTTTTAATAAAACTGTCTTCCATATTTATTAATTTGTGTATATTAAAATCGAAAATATTTTAGAGTCTTCATATATATTTTCGATCCGAAATCCATTTTTATTCATTAAATTAGTATATAATATGTTTCTCATTATTAATAAATTGTTTAGGAAATTAGTCGGCGACTATATTTAATTGCTGTATCAATTTTGGAATAAATGTCTTTATCGTGAGTTTTTGATGATGGATCTATTAAATTCATTAATTCAATATATGAAAGATTTGTTTCTCCTATTCGTAGACTTTGCTTCGTATTAGGATATTTACTACTAATATAATTTTCTATTTTTTTATATACTATATTTGATATATTTTCTTTTGTATCGTTATATAATGGAATAAATTTGTCCTCCATATTATTTTTGATTTTAATTGTATTAAAATCAACTTTATTTTTTTACGTAATAATACAATTACTTTAAAAAAAATAATTTATTGATCCCATTCATAACCCTCGGGCAAACTCTTTGTGGTATCAATCAAATCTTTATCATCTAGCTTCAATTTCCTGATTTTTTTAAGAACTTTTATATTTGTATTGTATAAAATATAGTATAAACTATATTTTAATCTATCTTTAACACACGAACAAGATTCTTTATCACAATTTCGAAATTCTTGATTTACTACAACCATTTTTCTGTGTACTATATCCATTATTTAGCAATAAAGCTAATATTAAATCGATTTTTATTTAATGATTATTTGAGGATTTGGTAATAATGGTTGTATTAACCTGGAAAATACGTTTGCATATAAAATTATTATACTTCCCATCATCAAAGTATACAGTAATGTATGTACTATAACTGCAGATTTATTAGTTTCGGATATTTTATATGATATCCATGTTTTATCACCAGGTATAGTAAACAAATTTCCTGGCTGCAATATAACAAACATTAATATTGCTAATATAGCGAATCCAACAAATTGTATTAAAACATGAGAATCCATATGTATATATACTCATCAATTAATATTTTAAAATCGAATATTAAATATGTATATATTAATAATACTATGGTCAATTTTACTCAACTAGTAACATCAAATATGACTTGTGTGGGCACAATATATGGAGATGAAATGTTATTCGATACAAAGAATAGCAATATATCGGGGATATCTGAATACAGAGTAAATATATTTATGCTAGCGGAAGAACTTTCATGCAATGATCATAACATATCGTTTATTAAATACATCGATTCGATTAAAATCAAAGTTAAATATAATGATAGATATATTCATACTAAATATAACAAATACAAAAATCCTTGGTATGAATCTGATAAAAATGAATATTTAGTATCTGCTAGTTATAAAGATAAAGATGTCTATTATATTTATAACGACATATACTTTGTTGTTGCTATCTTTAAAGGTGATAAACATATATCCAAAAATACCAAAAAGAAGAAAACTATTGTATTCGTTAATAACAATAAACTATTACACAGTACAGAATTTATAGAATATTATCGTAATCCATGGTATATAGCAGACAATGATAAAGAAGTTCCAAATTTATCTACAGTCGTTACAAAAGAATACAAAATAACATATAAGAAAAAACAATTTAAGATAATATCTTACTTAAATAAATCAATTATATTAGATATACCAATTGTGTTAGATAATAAGACATTATGGTTCGATATATATAAAAATCCTTGGTACGGCGAAACAAATACAAATGATATTATAATAGATGGGATTAAATATTCATATAACGGTTCTCGAGTACGATTGACAAAATTAAATGATAATATATCTGATTTAAAGAACAAAACTATTAAAAAAAGAATGGATTTTGTGAATTCCTTTAGTATAGAATTCAAATTGAGTAATGATAGAGTTGCCAATTGCAAAATATCTACTAATGGTAGAGTGCAAATAACAGGATGCTCTGATATTAAACAAATATATGAGGTTTATAATATTATAGATAGAGAATTTTCAACAATCATGAAACAAAATATCGATGATGTCCGATCCAGACTTAAGAGCTCGAAAATGAACGATAATATGTTGGTATCTAAACATATCTTACTTGATATCACATCTGATAAGATATTCAATGATATGGATATGATTAGTTTAGGATATATAAGGGAACATCATAACAATTATTACGAATCTATTAAAAAAGAATTATTATCTGCCACGATGGTGTCTGTAGCAATTAGAAGATTGATATTTTCTCACAAAATCCGTGCACAACACAGATATACCGCTATGAAAATGTGTCATTTTAAATCGACCGATTTGATAGAAATAGATCAGATTAAAATGTTTAATTATATTAAGAGTTTAAATAGATATGATCTTAATCCGATATTCGGAAATTCAAAGAATAAATCATTACAAGTTGATTATATCACTTCTCATAATACAATTACGTATGTGATCTTTAGATCGTGTAAAATTAATATGACTAATGTTAAAAGTGATGAAAATGCGATAGAAGGATATAAGTTTATAACTAATTTTATTAGTGATAATATACAATATTTTACGATGGAAAATTATTTAATGAATGTGATTGATGTTATTATTGACGATTCGAAGAAGGGAATTGTTCAGGGAAGTAAAGAATGGTTGGATTCTAGAAAGAACTGTATTACTGCTAGTGATGCATTTAAAGTAATAATGAAAGATCCGCCGTTCGGCCAATCTTTAAATGGATTCATATTAGATAAAGCATCATTTTTATTAACTGGTAAATCATCATTTGAAGGAAATGAATATACTCAATTTGGGCATTATTTCGAACCGATTGCTCAACAAATATTAGTAAGACATTATAATGAAACCAAACCGTTTAAATCTTGTTTATATGAAACTGGATTAATTATCTCTAAAAAATCGCCGTTTATAGGGGCGAGTCCAGATGGAATATTATTTAAATTTAGGAACGATTTAGATATTAAATATAGTGAGAAGGTAGATATTATTAAGTTGAAGGAAATAATTATTGCTAATGAAAAAGAGATAAAAGATAATACTAAAATCAAACAACAAAATCTTTTATTAGATGTATCTTTAGTAGAGATAAAATGTCCATCTAAAACATTTAAACATATAGAGAAATCTGTATTAGAGGAAAAGCCACATTATTATTGGCAGATGCAACAACAAATGTATACAATTGGTGTTAATAATGTGGTATTTATGCAGTGTCTATTTAAATATTATGAATCGAGAGATAGTTATTTAGAAGATGATAAGAGAAAATATAAGGGATCGTTTTATATAGTAGATAAAAAAGCATATCATCCTCTAGATGTGTTATCTGATTGCCCAGAAATAACGGGAATAGAGAAAAAATATTGGTACCTTGAAGATTGTGATATGCAAGATGTATTATATGATAAAAAATATGAAACATATTTATCCAAGATGGAGGACACTATGAAGAAAATACAGACAACAAATCCGTTTATGGAAAATCCTTATTCTATCATCTTTTAAATAATTATCGATTTTTTAATACTATTATTAAACAAAAATGTATAAATATATAATCAAAAAAAGTATTTACTTAATCTTAGTTTTAGATAAATATGTTCCAGATTATAATGAAAACAAGGAAACTATGTTGGCGTATAAGAGTGGTTTAATGAAAGTATTAAATGTTTCTTATAAATATTTCCGTACAGTTAGAAAATATCTACCAACACATTTTGAATATTGTAGAGTTATATGTGCTCAAAATGAATACACTTACAGATATATTTGGCGTAAATATACATCGGGAGTATTGGAATTTAAAAATAATAATGAATTTGCAATATTACTCGAGTCGTGCGATAAACTTATTAATAATCATAATTAATTTTTTCTATAAAAGGTATTCCAACATTACCAGAAATACTTATTTTTTCGTAATTCGGTATTTTAAAAATGACGAACATAATTAATAGCAATGATATTTTTAATTCGTTTATATAATATTTCTCTGTTTTTGAGGAATATTCTTCAAATTTCTGTCGCACAAAATAATTAACTCATCCTAAATATTTCGAGGTACTCTCCATTATTTTTTATTATTTCTAATAGTTGATGCGTTTTCTTTATAAAGAAAATTCATGACTTTCTCATTTTTATTTTTGCTATTAATTGTTATTCTCGGATGTTCGATCATGAGTATATTTGGCATTTTATAGTGAACAACTAATTTATCCGATCTCAATTTTTTCATTATATTATAACAAGCGTGAAGTGGACACCAATCAGGGAATCCAGATTTATACATATCTATTTTATATACTGTGTATTGTTTTTTCATTCTAATATTCGATCGTATTTCATCTAATAAAATTACATATTCTTCATCTTCCAAACATTTAATATCATTTTTAAGGTCGTTGTATAAAGATTTAATAAAATCACTCATTATATAATAAATATGACTAAAAAAATCAATCGTTTATATATAATAAAATCACCTCTTCTTCTTCTAAAAATTTAAGAGTTTTATATAAAGATTTAATAAAATTATTCATTATTGTTATATATAAATATAAATATCAATTATTATATAATAATAATGAATAATTTAAATATAACCAATTGTTTAAAATTTGATAATTTTATACACTCATATACAGATAGTTCGGAAAAAAGAATTAAATGTCTAAATCGTTATGTAACTGATATAAAAGATTGTTTATCTAAAGGAATTCCTATTAAAAAAGAAATGATTGATCAATATAATAAATGTGTGAGTATCGATACGATGTTAAAAAATATAGATAATACTCTTGGCTTTAACACAACTAACAAATATACTCTATTAAAACGAGAAGCGATTAAAAAAGGAAGAACATTACATTATTATTGTGAGTATCCCGAAGATAAAGAATTTACTGATGTTATTTCAGATATCATTAAAGAAAACAATTTATAAGTCTTTTTTTACACATTATAAAGAATTGAGATATATCCTGAATCTAAATATAAGTAGTTGTGATTTTCTGCATATAGATAAATCTGTCCAGTAATTCCAGTACTTCCGATACCACAAGCTGAAGTAATTGTTGGATTTTTTGCAGCTGCTCTGTTAGTTTCAAATAATAGATAGTTATTATCGGATTTAGATAGATTGATTGCTCCCGATGCGAGATGTTGTTGTGGATATAATGCGAAATGATATACATATACACCTCGTGTGCTTGGAGTAACTGTATTAGTACTTGGTTTGAATGATGTGAGTCTTGTCCAATACATCCATCCTCTATTTGAGAATCTTTCTGTATTAAGAATTTTAAGAGTTACACTTAATAATGGTGGATCTGGTAATTGAGATTGAATTGGATCTACTTCATTCAATTCATTATGATTACCATGATATCTATCCCACCAATCGTATCTTTTAACAGTATCAGCAACTGCACCATCTTCTTGTACTCCGAAGATAATTGATGTAACTGGCATAACAAATGAGAATCTATGATTTAAAGTTGATGATGAAATTGGAATTGAACCAGATCCTCTTACTTGTTTAAGAAGATAGAAGATCGACTGATTAGAAACTCTTTCTCTTGATGCATTACTCATATAAACGTAATCGACGTACATTTTGGATTCAACAATCGATGGTTTGGTTTGTGGTGATGCAGATGTATTAACTGTAATTGCTCCTCCTGGTGCCGAAATGTCTTCCTCATAAATTAAATACAATTTAGTAGCCTCCCAGTATTCGACTGCTACATAAATATCTGCAAATAATAACAATCCAATTGGAAGTGCCATCGAATAATCTTTACACCACCAGAAATTTAATGGCATATAAACTGTGGTTCTTGGTTTAATTAAAGCCATCTTTTGCGGTGCATCTGGATCTACTTGTCCTGAATGAACTGTACCATTATGACTGTATCTTGTATGAATATTGACCTCTCCGATCATATCATTATATCCCTCTCTTTTATCTCCACTAATAGTCAATCTTCCCATCAAATCGATAAATTGTGGATAAAGTGCGTCAACTTTAGTATTATTGACGTTAAATTCGATTGATTTATAAAGATAAATTCCCACACAATGAACCCAAGCAATATAGAATCTTTTGCTCGCTTCAATCTCTGCTGGTGCCTCTAATTCTGGAAGAGTAGTTTCGATATATCCTCCAGCTGCTAATTCTGCTGCTCCCGTGAATTTGAATTTAGCACCTCTTCCAAAATCCATCGACCCCATCGCATCAACTGCTATCGATTCCATAGCAAAAGATTCATATGTAATGTGTTGAGAATCGAAGAATCCCGATTTCGATCCAATGTTTAAGTACATACTGTGTACTCCATCAAGTGTTAATTGTACTGCTCCTCCGCCTGCCATTTTTTATGTATTATTGTTATAGTTGTTTATATAGTATAGATATAAAAAAAATAATTCGAAAATACATCATGATCAAAACACCGCAATAATAAATACTTTATTTAAATCTATATTTTTTAAATCATTATTATATAATAATGATTTGTATTCTATTTGCGTTATTATTGATTTTTGTTCATTCGGACATAGATCTAATAGGCAATTCAGCTATTAATATATATAAAGATCTATCTCTGGATAAATGGTGTAGATATAAATATAAAGGAAATGAAAACATATATAAGGAAAAAAAAATACAGATCAAGAATACGGTTTTCGAGGGAATGTGTATCTATGATATGAAATTATTCGACTATAATAGTACTTATAAGTGTCCACTAGAAGAAGACTGCTTTTACGATATTTGTATGACGGAAGGTCTAGATAAAGTCTTTAATATTAATCCGACTTATAATACAATACAAGGATTTATCAATACTCGAGGGTTTGTCAGATTATATCCTGGAAGATATTCCAATACACCAGAATACCATTTTAATACTTTAGGAATGAAATGGTTTAATCGAGCATTATATGGACAATATACTCACTACTATATATTGGATAATTTACAATCATTCGATGAAGAATACGATAAAATATTAAAAATCAGAAAGAATACTCATGACACGATTAATATTATAAGAATAATAGGAGAAATCTCGTTCACGATAGATTCAGCCAGAGTACACCGTCTTTTATTCATGAACGGGGGAATGTCTGTCGTTATAGACTATATCAATCAAAATAATAGCGCAGATTGTATCGGAGAAGATCTATTAATAACAGTACTGTCTTCGAATGATAATTATAAATTCAGTAATAATAAGAAGAAAATATTCATATTTAAATCAACAGATATTATAGATTCATTTATAGATTTAGATTTATACAATAATAGAGATAAAATATATATTGATAAAGATACTGATGGTTTGTGGGATGCGTATTTCAAGAATAAAATCTGGATACGATCTAAAAGAGTTTACGATAATAAAAAATTGTTAGGATTATCGTTCATAATGAATCTAAACTCTGTTATTCATAATCAATGCGTCAATCAGAATACGACGACGGTCATTCCTGGCGATGCTATCTATAACGAAACACTCAATACAACAATTATTTATATGAATAAAACTACAGAACACAATTCAACTATATTTATATTCTATCCGATATTCAATAATACAGATATATGTTGTAGTCCAGAAATAATTGAAGAAATCATCATTATTGTCTCATCTGTGATCACTACTGTTGTATTGGTAATAATAGCGATTATAAGTTCGTATTGTTGTTTAAAAAAGAAATATAATGAACCAGCATCAAATAACGAAACAGAATTAACATATAGTATTTAGATTTTTTTTAATAAATTATATATACGAGTCGAATATTTATATTCATATACATATTTTTTCTCCCTAATCATATATTTTTGTAGAATTTTTAATACGCTTTTATGATCTTTCTTTAATAATAATTTCATAATTTTATAATTTTCCTGTCTAATAGAAATAATTATAGATTCAGTATATTCATTAGAATAACTTTTCTGTAATAATACTCTAATTATATCTTCGTTAGTAGTTAATGTGAATATAACATAATCATCGACAGAAATATCTACTCTCGAATCATTTAATAATAACTCGATCATAGGAATATAACCATTAATAACAGCATAAAGTATTGCTGTGTTATTATCGTCTGAAGGATCGTATCCTTCTGATAATAGAGATTTCATGATTTCTAATTTATGTTCATAATCTCTGTATTCATCATTAAGAGTTTTTAAAAATTTATCTACAAATACAGATAATTTATATCGACCAGTGTCATTAGTTATATATCCATATAATAAAGCAAATATTTCTGCTAATTCATATTTATATATCCAATATAATAACTCTTTGCCATTATCGAAAGGATCTAATGTCTTATCTTTTAATAGTTCCCGAATAATATTAAAATATATATTCTTATCTTCTTTAACAATTTTTATTCTATTCATTTTAAATACTAATCATATAAAAAAATCGATATTTATAAAGTACTGCTCATTTTTTACATATAACTATAATATTATCATATAGTTTGCAACTTTTATATTTATTATACACTTTGATCGTGGTTTTAAATCCTTCTGGTTGATAATCCGTACATAAATATTCATTGTGAACATTCGCAGAAAATATTAACCCGTATTTTTTTGCAGCAGATGTAAACGTTTCCCTATTTTTAAAACAGTCACTTAGTATATTTAGATGTTTTTTATTATCAAAATGATTGCACATATATTCATAGAATCCAGCATCTAACCGATTTAAACCGACAGCTTTTACAGATTTAAGTATATTGGACAGATTTATGTCATAAAGGGCAATATTTATTTCATTGTTATGCCATCCAATCATATGTCTGCTACTATATATTCTTCTACTATTATACCATATATAATTTAGGAACACATTATGAATATTCCAATATTTTAAATAATCTTTATGAATAATTCCAAACATTATGTTTGATATGATTTCATCAAACTCTTCGATAATGCATATCTTTGATAATAATGTCGTATTCATACTATGTACTGCATCAGTTATTTCATCGCGAGTAACAGTAAGATCTTTTAAAGACCAGAGATTAGAATCTTTAATAAGCATATTTTCAAAAATATCAATAAAAAAATCAATATTATAAAAAATTAGATATAGTAAGATCGCAAAACTTCTTGCAAACTATATATTCTTTAAATGTGTCAATAATTAAATATTGTTTCGTTTTATCATATATACTTTTTGTTAATGGATTTATTTTACACAAATATTTACTATCTATATCTGCGATAAATAGTATACCTTGTTCAAATAAGATTTGTGTCACGATTTTTTTATACGGCCAAATTAAAAGTTAATTTCATATATTCGCAGAAGTTTGTTTATCTACAATAAATATGGGCCCACTAATATCAAGTACTTTTAGAAGATGCCAATCACTACAATATTATTTTAAGAATACTCTGATATCACGGAATGTCCTATTAATCAGTACGAATAATATGTAATAATGTTTTGAAGACACTTTTAGGAAATTTCTCCGAATCGCATATCTTTGTCAAATATAGTATATAATGTTTAGTTTGTAGTTAAATTTTTCATCTGATTCGATAGAATTGTTATGCATTTTTTTTAATATTCCCATTAAAAAAATCAATTATTATTACGATCATACTCGGCTGCGAATTTAGGATATGCAAATAAATGAACATATTTAAGACCAGGAATAAGATTAGGAATATTATATGCAATGCTCAAATTTTCGACATTATCTAATATTTTTTTTCTTGCGGCAAACTCATATACTTGTAATAAAAGCAACGCTATTAATAATATAGACCAATGTAAAAAGATACCAAAAATAAATAACAATATTTCCTTAATTATAAATATAGCTAGAGCTATAAATATGTAATTTTTTATTACATATGTATAGTAGTCTTTGTATTTGGTAGTAAATAACATTATTATAATAGTACTTAAAAAATAAAATATATGATATAAACATTTCGAGATTTATCGTTTGTTATAGATAACTAATATTAAGATATAATCTGGGAAAATGTTCAATTTATACAGCTAAATATGTTAATGAAAAAAATACACACATATATAAAAATCTTACTGAATCTTTATCGGATCATCGATAATATCTTCATCCCCCGATAAAGAAAGTATATCTATTGCAAAAGTATTTTTAGGAATTTTATTCGTCAATTTTAATTCATTTAAAATAATAGTAATCAATTCACTAGATATAAGATCTGAATCATCTTTAATACAATTCGCGCATTTTGCATTCTTTTCAATTAATCCTGTTAAAAATGGAAATAACATAGTTAATAATCTTATCGGATTAAGATCCATTTTGCTTGTACTATATCTTTTATATATACGCTCAATAATAGATTTAAGATCTGATATCTTATATTTATCCATCGGATTCTTTTCTTTAACATATTTCGCTGTGTAAATTGAACATTTTCCCACTTTGATCATATCTTCGAGATTTTTTATAATCGGTCCAGAATTAAATCTTTTGCCAGTTATAGCATCAGCTATTTTCATCTCAGATATATATGGAAAATAGGTTTCGATTCCTACATCTGGTATAGTTATTCCACATTTCCATACATAAAAATGTTTTGTATCTAATGGTAGTGAATTAGCAATATTTCGTTTATTATCAACAGTTTCCAAAGCAGACAATATATCTCGATTTAACAATATTCCGACATCATAAAAATTAGTCTTTTTAGTGAAACCAGTTTTAAGAACTTGAATGAATTCCAAAGTATTCGAAATAAGATCATCACCTTCAAAAAATACTAGTTGTAGTGGTCTCAAATCTTGTCCGATCATTCTAATTTTAATATCCTTGATTGCCGATATTATAACATTATTAATACTATCTGGATTCATACTATATTAACAGTGCATAAAAAATAATTTTGATTTTATATATTGTATTTAATATAAAATGCAAACTATAATTGAGAATATTAATAAATTCTTAAACGATAAATATACAAATACAGGATTATTATGTACGAAAATAATTGATTCAGATAAATGCAATTTATATTGTACAAAATGCAATGCAAATATATCAGTAAGTATGAAATCATTATCGGAAGGTGTCAAACCAAATTGTACGGGTTGTGATCTTAAAAATAATGCAAATAATATAACACAATCAGTATTATACTTGTATAATTTATTTACTAAATAATAAAAACGATTTTTTTACTAGTTTATATTAAACACATGATCATAATTACATTAGACGGATTGATTGGTGCTGGCAAAACATACGAATTAAATAGACTGGAAAAAATATTAGATAATAAACTATTTAAGATAATACATGAACCGTTTGATAAAATACCCATATTTAGTAAGTATTTGAAGAATCGAAAAAAATATGCTACACAATTTCAAACATCTTTAGTTAAAATGAAATTAAAACTGATTCATAAATATATAGATGAAGGATATAAATATATCATAATGGAAAGATCGTTCGAATCGGACGAAATATTTGCTAAAAATAATATTAAAGATGAATCTGATCTAAATAATTATATTATTGGTATGAATATTATTAAGAAAGATATGAGTCAATATACTAATATTAAATTATATTTAGATACAGATGTGGAAACTTGTCTTAAAAGAATTAAATTAAGAGGAAGAGAAGATAATATAACTAAAGAATACTTGGAATTGTTAAAAAAAGGTTTTAGTAATATTAAGCTACATAATATTACTCCAGACGAAATATTAGAGTACATTATTAATAATTGTCATTAACTGTGGTTAATTCTTTTTTATTTTTATGTTTATCTATTTGGTCGCCAACAGATATAATAATTAGTTTAATCTTAGTAACGATTTCTAATAGAGAATCGATTAAAAGTTGATCAAATTCAGTATTATTGTATTTTTTAGAGGATATAGTTAATGTATAGAGATTTTCGGACATATGTTGTCTATCATATATCGCACATAATTCCGATGTTTTGTACTTTAAATTTATATGATCGCTCAATAATACGAATATAGAATTATCGTAATCTTCAGTCATATATTTCTTAATATTAGATGCGATTATGGTTGTTTTAATGGTAGATATTGCATCTTTAAAATTAGTTATATGAGTTTGAAGGTGTACTAATCCTATCATAATAAGATCATTAAATGGATAGATTTCTAATACTGCCATATAAGCTTTTGCTATAAATTTATTCTCTTCATCTAATTTTTGTCTATCATAAGAATAACCGTATGAGGCGATAATCTTAATTGGTTTTTTAACGAGTTTTCCCGAGAATGATATCTTTTCATCTTTACTCATTGTTAATATATATAGATCACTTCTTATCGGTGATTCAATAACTTTTCCATTCAATCGGAATACAATTTTATTAGAATACACCATCATATAATCTGTGGCTTCTATTTCTAATGAGAACTCTATTTTAAATATATTATCTGTAATATATGTTCTTAATTTGGAATGATTAATATACATATATCTTAACATTAATTCTAATTCTTCAAATCTTAAAAATTGTGTAAATCCACTAGATTTTTCCAATTGCATAACATAAATCGGTAGTGGTTCGGTTAATATTCTGACTGTACCATTAAGTATACCAGGATATGAATCTTTGAAGTTAAATGTAAAAACTTCTTTATCGACTTCGATATTTGATAGCATGATTTTTTTTAACTGATTTATATATATATATATATATATTATATAAATCAATTTTATTACATTTATCTATATGTCTGGTGTAAGTATCGAATTGCTGTATTCAAAGAACTCTAAACTTAATAATTATATTCTTCAACAAATACAGAAATATAACATTAGTAATATATCTGGTATAGATTATGACGATGTAAAGCAAAAAGGTATTGTGAACGATATTATTCCTAAAGAAGTTACTGTTATTCCTGCATTAATGATGTGGAAGAGTGGCAC